AACGGATCGGCAAAGCGCGATTTTTTTGTAGGCATAAGGCCCAAAACTGAGTTGACATTATAGCTAAGGATTTGACATGCCGGTTTACTTGAACGCCGCACAATACGCCGAACATCGTGGAGTAAAGCGGGCGATGGTCGGTAAATACATAAGTAGCGGGAAGTTATCAAAGTCTATCAAGAAGGTTGGAATCAGGTATCAGATAGACCGTGATAAAGCGGATGAGGAACTGTCCCAAAACCTCGATCAGTTGCACAGCAGGAAGAAAAAAAAGCCGGACAAAACAGAAGTGAAAAAAGTGGTGCACGATGCAGGATTTGACGGGCTGACACTGATGGAGGCGCAGACAGAAAATCAGAAATACGCCGCCGCCCTCAAGAAGCTCGATTTTGAAAAAAGAAAGGGCGAACTTGTCCTGGCGAGTGATGTTAAAAAAGCAATGTCAAATATCATCATGACGGCCCGGGGAGGGGTGATTGCGTGGAAAGGACGGATCGCACCAATTTTGAAAGAGTTCCTGCCTAACCCTGCACAGTTCGGCCGGTGTATGGAAGCCGTTGACGATTTGACAGACGAGATACTCCAGGGGCTTGCTGATGCAAATCGATGAGATAGTTTCGCAATGTCAATCATTGTGGAAGCCACCCGAGAAACTCAAACTGTCTGAGTGGGCAGACAAGTATTTCCGACTGTCCCCTGAGTCCTCGGCAGATGTCGGGAGATGGCGATGTTACCCGTACCAGAGAGAAATCCTTGACGCACTGGTGGACCCGTCAATCGAAATCGTAACCTGGATGAAATCGGCTCGAACCGGCTATACAAAGATGCTCGACATTGACACGGCTTTCCATATCGCACAGGAACCGTGTTCACAGCTCATCGTTCAGCCAACCGTTGAGGACGCGGCAGGATACAGCAAAGACGAAATCGCGCCAATGCTTCGAGACGTTCCTGTCCTTGAGGGGCTCGTTTTCGAGGCAAAGTCCAGGGACTCAAACAACACGATCTTGAAAAAGTCCTACCCTGGCGGGATCCTGCATCTTGTCGGAGCAAATTCGGCCAGGGGTTTCCGGCGCATTACGGTTAAGCGGGTCAAATTTGATGAGGTGGACGGCTATCCCCCGACCGCCGGTCATGAGGGTGATCAGATAAAGCTCGGGTCCATGAGGTCAAGCACGTTTTGGGATAGGAAAATCATCATAGGATCAACGCCGACAATCAAGGGGATTTCCAGAGTCGAAAAATCCTTCCTTGAGTCGGATCAGCGTTATAGGTTTCTCCCGTGTCCGTATTGTGGTGGCTTTCAGGTGTTGAAATTCAGGAATATCAGGTGGCCGAAAAACGAGCCGGAGAAGGCACAATATCAGTGTGAGTTCTGCGAGAAACTCATTCCTCACAGCATGAAACGCCAGATGGACGAGCGGGGGGAGTGGAGAGCAACACAGCCGTTTAAGGGCCACGCAGGGTTTCACATATGGGCCGGCTATTCGTATTCACCGAACTCAACCTGGGCCGATATTGCCGAGGAGTTTTTGAAGGTCAAGGCCGACCGAGAGCAGTTAAAGACTTTTACGAATACCGTCCTCGGGGAGACCTGGGAGGAAGATGGCGATCAACCAGAATGGGAAAAACTGTCCGCCCGGTCAGAGCCGTACAGGATTTTGAATATCCCGTATCGTGGTCAACTTCTCGTTGCTGGAGTTGATACCCAGGACAACCGCTTGGAGGTTGTGATTATTGCTTACGGCGCCGGAGAGGAATCCTGGGTGATTTACCGGGCCACGCTTTACGGGGATCCGGATCAGCCAGAAGTGTGGAGACAGCTCGATGAGATCCTCGGCAAGGCGTATCCCCATGAGTCCGGCGCTGATCTTCACATCGAGGCCATGGCTGTTGACACGGGCGGCCACAAAACCCAGGCTGTCTATAATTATTGCCGTGCCAGGGGCCCTGTGGCTTTCGCTGTCAAGGGACAATCTCAACCCGGTAAGCCAGTGTACGGCAGGCCGACGCAGCAGGATGTTGACTACCTCGGACGGGTCATTAAAAACGGGGTGCAACTCTACCCTGTCGGGTCAGACGTGGCAAAAGGCGTGATCTATAATCGCCTTCGCCTGACACAGCACGGACCCGGGTTTATTCATTTCCCCATCGGCCTTGACGATGATTTTTACCTCCAGTTGACGGCGGAAAAAAACGTCAAGCGATTTGACCTGAAGGGGCGCGAGGTGCGGGAGTGGGTTAAGGTCCGGGAGAGGAACGACGTCCTTGACTGCTTTGTCTACGCCTATGCAGCGGCACTGAAGGCGGGCGTTCAGCATCGGAATTGGAGTGAGAGAGACGACCAAATCCGAAGCGTTGCAAACAAAACCCAGGTCAACGTTCAACAGCAAAAACGGCGCATCTTAAACAGGGGAATCCAATGATCTACTGCACAGTATGTCAGAACTGGGAACGCTGCAAGCCTGAAGACGTTTGGGCGTGTACACGAATTTTCGACAAAGCAAGCGGCAACTGGAGGCTCAGATGTATCCCGCGCGATTTCAAGCCAGCGTCTTCACCGTCGCCAGAATTTTGTCCAGAATGCGGCGCAGATAACAGGGTAAATTGGACTCGGAAGAAAGACAACGGTATCCGTAGGGGCTACAAATGCCCGTCTTGTGGGTACATTTTGAAAACTACTGAAATAATCACAAAATAATCCCTCCTATTACATACCTGTAACGCCCGGAAAAGTCACTCGATGTACACTATGAGTGACTATGGACGATACACAGAAATTCCTCGACAGAGGCGGCAAAATAATCAAATTGCCACCTATTGTTCGGCCAGAGTCCGCATCAGAATGCGTCAGGCCGCGAGGGGTTTCTTTTTTTGTATCGCCTGAATTTTACGACGGAACCAATAGTGACGAAATCGGTTGCTACTGGGTTCCGTCATACGGGCGCAACGGGTAATCATGTCAATCTCCCTCACCGAAGCAACCATACTTCGAGACGCCACAAAAGAGGCATACCTTGCCGCTCTCGCCTCGCAGCAGTACAGCAAGGGCGACCGTGCCAACCGTCGCGCCGATCTCGCCGTACTCGCCGCCGAACTCATGAGATGGGAAAAAATCGTCCAGAGGCTTGAAAACGGCGGCGGCATCCGCATCACGGGGGCCACGCCGGTATGAATCTGCGCGAAGTGAAAGAGAAAATCAGAAGCGTGAAACCGAACATGGTTGACCGTGTTGTCAACTATTTTTCCCCCGTTGCTGGTTCCAATCGTCTCCGAGCCCGTGCGGCGCAAGAAATCCTTGGCGGTTACGACGGGGCCAGCACATCCCGCCGCAGCCTGTCGGCATGGAAAACCCTCGGGTCTGACGCTGACACGGACATCCTTGACGACCTGCCGAAACTCCGTGAACGATCCCGGGATCTCGTCCGCAATAATCCACTGGCCGCCGGTGCGATCAAAACGAAGGTCTCCAACGTCGTTGGTACCGGCCTTCGGCTCCAGTCTCACCTTGACCGGGAAGCCATTGGCCTTGATGACGACACAGCCGACGCCATCGAGCGACAGATCGAGCGTGAATTCCGGCTGTGGTGGGAGTCGAAAGACTGCGACATCACCAGGACGCAGACCGGCCACGGCATCACCAGGATGGTGTACCAGCAGAGCAAGGAGAACGGTGACGTTTTTGTGCTGCTGCCGATGAAGCCTGTCCCGACACTCCCGTATTCCAGGCGGCTCCAGGTGGTTGAGGCTGACCGGATCTGCAACCGCGACGACGCCATGGATACCGACAGGCTTGCCGGAGGTGTCGAGAAAGACGACTCAGGTGCACCCGTGGCGTATCACATAATGGACCAGCACCCGGGCGACATGACGACCGTCAAGCGGACGTGGACCGTTATCCCCGCCTATGGGCGCAAAACCGGCCTGCGGAATGTCATCCATCTATACAACCCGACTCGCCCCGGGCAGTCCCGTGGAGTCCCCGATCTTGCCGCAGTCATCGAACCGTTGAAACAGCTTGGCCGCTACACAGACGCCGAGGTCATGGCCGCCGTGGTATCGGGCATGTTCACCGTTTTTATCGAGTCGGAAAATGGGGCCGGGACGTTCGACTACTCCAATCTTGGAACCGAGGTTTCCCGCTCGTCGTCCGACAAGGATATGAAGCTCGGCAACGGGATGATCGTTGAACTCGCCGCCGGCGAGAAGATCCACGATACAAACCCGGGGCGCCCAAACCAGGCATTTGACCCGTTTGTCCAGGCGATTCTCCGGCAGGTTGGTGTTGCCCTTGAAATCCCCTTCGAGATCCTGATCAAGCATTTCACCGCTTCGTACTCAGCGGCCAGGGCGGCCCTGCTCGAAATGTGGAAATACGTTCTATCGGAGCGCCGGTGGCTCGTTGACAACTTCCTCCGGCCCGTTTTCGAGGTCTGGTTTTACGAAGCCGTCGCCCTTGGTCGCATTCCGGCCCCAGGGTTCTTGTCTGACCCGGCTATCCGCGCCGCCTATCTGTCGTCCGACTGGGTAGGCCCTGCCCGTGGACAAATTGACGAACTCAAAGAGGTCAAGGCCGCCAGGGAACGCCTTGCCGCCGGCCTGACAACCCTGTCGCAGGAGACAGCAGAACTTACCGGCGGCGATTGGGAGCGAAATCACCCTCAGCAGGTCAAGGAAAACAACAAGCGCCTGGAGGACGGGCTCGTAACGCCGCCCATCGAACCTGGCGACGTGGAGGATACCGATGGAAATTGACCTGAAAAACGCAAAGTGTACCGAACTATCAATCGAGACGCCAGTCATAACGCTTGCCAAAGAAGAAGGCAAGCGCGGCGAGTTTGTTATTGAAGCCTACACAGGGGCAGTTGTTGAGCGATGGTGGGGGAAACTTGCCATCGACATAGACGGCATATCGGCTCCATCAAAAATGCCGAACTTCTTCAATCATGACCACGGGCAGATTGTCGGTTTTTCAACGAAATCCTGGAAAGACGGCAGTTTTTTTGTCGCTGGCAAGTTTTCCAAATCAACAGAGGCGGCCAAAGAAGTCCAGGGACTTGCCGACGAGGAATTCCCCTGGCAGGCGTCTATCGGGGTGCGTGCCAAGAAGGTCATGCAGTTAGAGGAAGGTGTGTCTCATGTAGTCAATGGGGCACAGCTTGACGGCCCCGCCGAAATCTGGACCGAATCCGAAGTTTTTGAAGTTTCCTTTGTACCATTTGGTGCGGACGGTAACACCAAAGTCTCAACGTTTTCAAAATTCGCAGAAGCCTCGCCGCAGGGCGAGATACCCAAACCGGCAGAGAAAGGAGACATCCACATGCCGATCACCATTGCATCACTCACAGCCGAAGCGCCCGCCCTGCTGGCCGAAATTCAGACCGCAGCCAAGGCCGAAGGCGCAAACGCAGAGCGCGAGAGAATCAAGGGCGTCCTGGCTCAGTCCCTCCCGGGGCATGAGGCCATCGTCCAGAAACTCGCTTTCGACGGATCGACCAACCCTGACCAGGCCGCCGTTGCCGTATTGGCAGCAGAAAGGGCCATGAGGGCAAGCGCCGTCCAGGATCTTCACGCCGACGCCGTTCCGCCCGTCCCGGCACCAGCCGCACCTCCGGCCCCCAAGGCGCCCGAACAGCCGACCACTAAGGAGGCTTTCGAGGCTGACAAGGCCCTGGTGGCCGAGTTCGGCGACTGGGACACCTACAACGCTTACCTGGCGGCCACTGAGCGCGGTCTCGTCCGCATCCTCAAAAACAAGGAGAGATAAGCCATGACCACCCTTGCAGCAGATACCCCGAGGGCGTTTGAACTGGGCGACAGGAATGAGTTCCCCGTGGTTGCCTCAGACATCATCTATGAAGGCGCAGCCGTCGGCATTGTTCTCGCCTCCGGCCATGCCCGCCCGCTCACCTCCGTGGATCGGTTCGTCGGTTTCGCGGAAAAAACCGTTGACAACAGCTCCGGTGCCGCCGCCGCCCTGAACGTCAGGGTTGTGAAAAAAGGTATGGTGAAGCTCGCCATTTCCGGCGCAGTCATCACCGACATCAACCTGCCCGTCTACGCCAGCGACGACAATACTTTCTCGTTCCTGAAGACCGGAGCGGTTTTCGTCGGTTTCAGCCGCCGTTTCGTATCCTCCGGGTACATGATGGTGGAGTTCGACGCCGGGGTACTCACCGATCCCCACGATGGCCTGTTCGCCGAGTCGAGCGCAGTGGATCTGACCGTCGATGCCCAGGACACCGGGAAGGTTATTTTCATCACCGCCGATGCCAAAACCGTGACCCTTCCCGCCGTCGAAGGCGTTGGCAAGGTCCGCGTTGTTAATGGCGGCGCTTTCGGCACACAGCTCGTCACCATCGCCCCCAACGGCTCAGACATGATCGAGGGCACCAATACAGCCGTCACCGATGCCGACACCTGGGCCAACACCAAGGCGACCGCCTGCCGTGGCGACTACGTGGACATCGAGTATGGCGATTCAGCCGGATGGGCGATCACCGCCAAGCGCGGAACCTGGGCCCTGACCGCCGTCTAACCGACACTGACAAGGAGATAATGCAAAATGGGTGCGAACCTCATAACCGAACGGCAGATCATCGGAACTTTCTACAAGGCGCTGTCTCAGAACGTAGGCGCCGAGTGGATCGGTTCCGTCTCCAACTACTTCACCAGTGACCAGGCATCCGAGACATACGCCTGGCTAGGCATGTCACCGCTCATGCGTGAGTGGATCGGCGGCCGGCAGACCAACGGCATCAAAGAGAATAGTCTGACCATCCGCAACAAGCATTACGAGGCCACCATGGAAGTGCTTGTCCGCGACCTGCGCCGGGACAAAACCGGGCAGATCATGGTCAGAATCGAAGAAATGGCACGGAGAGCAAACGCTCACTGGGCCAAACTCCTGACCGACCTCATCGACGCCGGAGCGGCGACCGCCTGCTACGATGGCAAGTACTTTTTCGCGACCGATCACGAAGAGGGTGAGTCCGGGGCGCAGTCCAACGCGATCAGCTCCGACATCAGCGAGTACCCCGTCATCGAAACCGGGACGACATCCCTCCCGGCCGTGACGGAGATGCAGTATTCCATCGCCAAGGGCATTGAAGCCATCGCCGGGTTCAAAGATGACAAGGGGCAACCCATGAACGAGGATGCCATGTCCTTCCTGATCATGTGCCCGGTCACCATGATGAACGTGGTCATGCAGGCCGTTCAGACGCCCGTCCAGGTCGCCGAAACCCAGTCCGCCCTGAGCGCCCTGAAGAACAAATTCAGGATCGACTGGGCCGTCAATGCCCGTCTCGGTTCCGGGTGGGCCTCCAAGTTCGTCATCTTCCGCACCGATGCCGCGATCAAGTCGCTGATCCGTCAGGAGGAAACCGGCGTGGTGATGAAAGTCAAGGGCGCCGGGTCCGAGTTCGAATTCGACAACGACGCCCATCAGTACGGAATCGACACCTGGCGGAACGTGGGTTACGGCTACTGGCAGAACGCCTGCCAGGTCACCCTGACCTAAGAGGCAAACATGACCTTCAAAGAGCAGATGGCGGCGGACCTGTCAACGGTGTTTTTCAACACTGACGACTTCGCGGAATCGGCAATTTACACGCCGGTTTCGGGGGCCGCCGTCGCCTGTTCTGTTTTGATTGATCACAACATTGAACTCCAGCCCTCCGGCCTGGATTCCCAGGTATCGGTAACGGCCACGGTGATCGAGTCTATGGTTTCCGAGGTAGGTATCCCGGTTGTCGGCGCTACCTTCACCATCGGTTCGACCGAATACGAAATCCGGGAACTCCTGGAAAACGACGGGCTCATCACCCGGGTGGCGGTGGCATGAAAGTCGAGGTCAACAAGATCCAGCTCGACGCCGTGAAATCCGCATTGGCGGAGATCAAAAACGGGGCTCCCCGGGCCATATCATCGGCCATGAACGCAACCATGACCACGGTGCAGACGCAGGCTGTCAAGGCCATCGGGCAGGATCTCAACCTTGCAGCCAAGCGGATCAAGTCAGATTTCAAGATCAAAAAAAGTTCCTGGAAAGACCTTGCTGGTTTCGTGTCGGCGACTGGAGCCCCGATCGGCTTGGTGAATTTCGCCGCCAGGCAGACCAAAACCGGAGTTACGGTCAAGGTCAAGCGCACCGGAGTACGGCGGCTGCTGCCTCATGCCTTCCTTGCCGCAGGCCGCAAACAGGCCGGGTATCATGTCTGGTGGCGGGCGAAAGTATGGGGTCGGCCTGTAAACCCGGCCCTGGCATACGGCAAACTGCCCAAAAAGTACCGTTTTCCAGAGGGGCCAAAGGGCGAGCGCGGAGTCCATCGCCTGACAGGCCCGCGCATTGAGGATATTTTCGCAGCAGACCGGATCTACAACCCCATACGGCTTTTGGCCGCTGAGAAGTTCGCGGAAAACTTGGTCAAAAAAACAGAGGAGACACTGAGGCGCTTTGGCTGACACCATCAGAGAGCAGATTGTCCAGGCGTTCGTCACCCGGGCCGGTGAGATCACAGGGTATTCCGTGGTCAGGTCGCGGAATCCGGTCAGCGAGTCGGACCTCCCGTGTATCAACGTCATCCCCGGGAGGGATCAGGCTGAAGCCAGGTACGGCAAGGTGGTGTCTGTTTTTCCGATCACCATCGAAGCCATCCAGACAACCGACCTCGACGCGGCCAGCGCGGCCCAGGAGGATATGCTCGGTGATCTGCTGACCGCATTCACCGATCCATCTGACCCGGTATCAGCCCTGGCCGAGCACATCCGGTACACCGATGGCGGCCCGACCGGCATAAATCAAGCCAAGGACGCAGTGGTCGGGGTCTCGATCATCGTTGAAGTGAAATATAGCACAATTTTAGGTAACCCCTATAAACAATAAGGAAAACCGCTATGTCTTCAGACAATGCAGCAATCTACTACGAGGCCGCCCAGTCCGCCGTCGCCATGACGGAGCTTACGGACTCCGGCGACAATACCTTTTTCGAGAGCGGTGACGAACTCTGGTCCAACAAGGCCGGGTACGAGCCGAGCGTAAAACCAAACGGACTGGTGACCGGCGGGGCCGCATCGCCCGGTGCCGTCGCGGATCAGATTTCCATGGCTGCGGCCACCGCTTACCTGGCCGGTGTTCTGACCAGCGTGGCCGCCGACACTGCTCTTGCTGTTGCTCGCCCCGATGCAACCCATCTCCTGCTGACCCTGGCCTCAAGCGGTTACACCAACTGCGTGGCGTCGGACATCGGGAAAACCGTAACCGGTGGGACCACTGGGGACACGGGCGTCTTGATCGCTTACAACAACACCACCCGGCAGTGGGTGGTTGACCAGACCGACTCAGGCGACACCTTCGACGACGACGACGAAGCATTGACCATCGGAACGGGGACCGGAGCCGGAGACATGGAGGGTGTCGCGGTCGCCGCGCCTTACAAAATCTGCTCGATCACCATCAACTCGTCCGGTGCCTGGGCCGTGGTCGCCGGGTATCAGGGGATCGCATTCAGTGATACCCGCGCCGCAGTCGGAGGCCCCCCGCTGATCCCGACGACCAGTATTGAGGTCGCCCAGGTCAAGTACACCAGCGGCTCGTCCGGCTTGCTCGTTGTGTCCAAGATCAAGCAGGTGGTCGGGACGTCGCAGGAAAGGTACGACTATCCCGCCTGGACGCAGAAACGTGTCAACGTGACGGCGGGTGTCATCGGCAACGCTGGTGTTGAGTTCGTCGCCGCTCTGCCGCTGATCCACACTGGTGGTGTGCCGAAAAAGGTGTATGCGAGCTACTACACCCCGGAATTCGCAGAGGCCCCGAAGACCGCCGATTTCGTGCCGCCGGAAACCACACACAGTGTTTCTTCGACGCAGATTTACGGGCAGACCCTCGGTGCCACCAGTTCCACCCTCAACCAGGGTACGTTCAACTACTACCCGGAGGACGGGATTTCGGACGCCCTGATCCAGCAGAAAAACGAGCAGCTCTGGTTCAAATTCAAACAGAACAAACTCAACAGCGCCTACATCCTGGCCCAGGGCAAGCTCGGGATCTCTCGGTCATTCCCGGCTGCGGACAACATTGTCGCCGCCTGCACCGTCAGCGCTGAAACCTCGGCCGTCGAGGTTTTCGCGTAGTAGTCTCCCGGGGATAGGGCGCAAGCCCGAAAAGCGGAAACCAGCGCCGCATCCCCGGGAATCTCGCTGGATCAACAAGCTGGAGTTGATTATGCCGTTCGATACAAAGCAGTTTCACAAAACCAAATTCAAAGCCAGGACAGAGGATGTGCCTGTCCCTGACCTCGCCGGGTTTTTCCCTGACGGGGAATCGCCGGTCTGGACCGTCAGGGGGCTCACCGGGAAAGAGGTTGGGATCTCTGCCGAGGCTGTAAGCAAGAATAAGAACCTGACCGCCGTCGTGGACGCCCTGGCTTCGACCGTCCAGGCCGAAAAGGTCCAGGGGCTCAAGGACGCCCTCGGGATCGGCAAAGTCCCGGACGACATCGCCAAGCGGATCGCGCACCTTGAGGCAGGGTCCGTAAGTCCGAAGTGTGACACGGAGCTTGCCCTGAAAATCTGCGAGCATTTCCCGATCATTTTCTACGAGCTGACCAACGTCATTTTGAAGCTCACTGGCCAGGGTGCCGAACTGGGAAAGCCCGTCGCCTCTACTCAGACCCCGGAGTCAGAGGCAGCTTAGCGCTGTGCGCGGCGCATGGGGCGTTTTTGTACCAGGCAAGGCCGGATATTTTTCCTTACGGATTTTTAACGGCAACAGAAATGGAACTCTGGGCGATGTACTACAAAGACAGGAATAAAAAGCATGGCCGATCTTGAGAAAACAGTCAAAATTTTGTTCCTGGGCGAAGACCAGATATCAAAAACGATCACCGATATCGGGTCAAAGGTCGATGTTTTTTCGGCAACCATCGAGAGTATTGCCAACCCGCTTGCAGGTGTGGCCGACGGGGTAATAAAGACTGACGCAGCTCTTGCTGCAATGGCTATTGGTGGTCTTGCATATGCCTTTACAAAGTCGAAGGATTTTGAATCAGCGGTTATTGAACTTCAGAAAGTCCTCGGGGATGGCGAATCAGCAGACGCAGCCATCAAGTCAGCGAAAGATTTATCCAATACTTACGGACAATCCGCAACTGACATCCTCGGCGCAACGGCAGGCTTCCGGCAGGCTGGTTACACAATACAAGATGCGCTGACGCTGACCAAAGATTCTCTGGATTTAGTCATCGCCGGCAACATCGATGCTGCTGAATCATCTGGCCTTATCATATCCGCCCTTAAGGGCTTTGGCCTTGAGGCTGATCAGGCTCGCAGATACATTGACATTCTGAATGCTGTTTCGAACAACTACGCGACCGATGTCAATGAGCTTGCAAAGGGCATGTCTGGGCTGTCTCCGATTGCTAACCAATTCGGCCTATCAATGGAAGAAACGGCCGGTATCCTGACCCCTGTCATCGAGGTTTTCCGTTCCGGTGATGAGGCAGCCGTTGCACTTAAAACCGGTTTGCTCAAACTCGTTGACGACGCAAAGCCGGTTAGAGATGCGCTTGCATCAATTGGTGTGTCTCAGTATGACGCAAACGGCCAGCTCAGGTCAGGAAAGGACATTCTCCTTGACGTTGCCAAGGCGTTCACGACGCTCGACGACAATCAAAAGCTGTTTGTGACACAGCAACTTGTCGGCATTGAGCAGTCTGCCAGGATGGTTCAGGTTTTTGACGGCCTTTCAAAGACATCTGGCATAACTGCTACCGCCATGGAAGCAGCTGGATCGGCAGCGAAAGAGGTTGCAAAGCGCCTTGAGTCTTCGCAAATCGCCGTTGATCGGTTCAAGGTTGGATGGGAAAACCTCTCTGTTGCTATTGGGGATCAGTTCAGAGAGGCCGTGAAAGAGGTTTATAACGGCGGAACGGAAATCGAGCGTGTGCTTGAAAGCATGGTTGACAATGGAACGTTTAAACCCGTTTTCGACGCAATCAATAAATTTGCAAATGAAATAGGTGACCTTCTAAAGGCCGTCGCAAAAAATCTCCCAGAAGCGTTTGAAAAAGTAAAATTTGACGACTTGTTGAAATCGTTCGGTGGTCTTGAGGAAGCGGTAAAAGGGTTATTTGAAGGGGTCGATCTAACGACAACAAAAGGGCTTGCCGAGGCAATACAGAAGGCCGTTGACACAATAAGGTCACTGGTAAATGTAACATCCGGAATGATCGAAGGTTTCAAACCATTTTTTGATGCTATCAAGGGCGGGATATCATCCTTCAACGAGCTTGATTCCGGAAGTCAAAAAACAGCTGGGAACCTGCTTGCACTGTCGAAAGCCGTAGCAGAAGCTGGGCTAAAGATGGTCGCCGCCGTTCTTGCCATCAGCGCAAGCGCGGATGAACTCGAACCAACATTCAGGCTTGTTATCAACTCCGTCGGACTACTGCTTGACGGTATGCAACTCGCCTGGAACGGGCTGAAACTCGTAATTTTAGACTCTATCGAGTCAATGCTCTCATCCGCTGCCACAGTTGCAAAAATTTTACCATTCGGCGAGCTTGAAGAAAAAATAGATGTGGCCAGAAGGGCAATAGGTCTCTGGAGGGATGATGTAAGCCAAGACATCAAAGACGCTGCTGAATCAGGGAAGGGGCACCTAAACAGCCTTGGGTGGAATTTTGAACTTGCTGGAGAATCATCTGAAAAATCGAAAGAGTCAATTAAATCGGCCATGGAAAAAGCAGGGGAGTCCATGGCAACAGCGCAAACAAAAGCGGAAAGCCTTTTTAAATCAATCCCTGCCGAAAAAATCACATCCATAACAGCCAAGGCCGACGAATCAGGCATCAAAAAGGCCGTAGAGTCAGCATGGAACTACATCGAAATCGAGATGCCAGACGGATCGGTAAAACGCATCGACATTGCAGCAAAAGCGAACAAAGACTCTGCCAAAAAAGCCAAGGAAGACATTGACAGGGAAATTCCTGCTGTCAAGCAACTTGAGATCCAGACCGAGCTTGACATTGAAAAACTCAAAGCCGTTACCGATGTCTTGAACACCTCTATCGAATGGTCAGCAAAAATCGACATTGCCCAGATTGAGGCAGACGCTGAGGTCGCAAAAGCGGCCTTTGAATCCATTGGGGAAGCCGTTGCGGCCGTGGCTGATGCCTCCGCATCAATGTTTGGTGATCTCTCCGGGTATGATGGGGCGCATTTCTACGAGCTTTATGACATCCTTTCTCAGCAGGTTGACATCGAGGAAAAGCTCGTCAACGCCCAAGTGGCGCTGATCGAGGCCAGGACGGCGGCATATAAAAACGGCACGGCGCAGACATTCACACTTCAGGGTGACAATTTGAGTCAAGGGGCGCGGACCTTTATGTATGATGTCCTCAAGGAAATTCAGTTGGATATTTCGGAGCGAGGTGACTCCTTGCTCCTCGGTACTGCGGGGGTCTCATGATCGCAATCTCGACACCCACCTATGACCTTGACGGCGCCCGGATCTTCAGCCGGACCGAGCGGACCAATCTGACGGCCATCTCCCGCCGGGTGACCAGGACCGCCACCCTGGACGGCGGGGTCTCGATCTACGACGGGGGGCACTCCGCCGGGGATCGGACCATTGAGCTGAGGCAGGCCAACCCGACGGACGAAGATGTGGCATTCGGCACCTATATCACCCGCTATTACCGGGAGGTGCTGGTCTGTTGCTCGGCGGGTGTGTTCCTGGCTGTCCCGGCTGATCTCAATCTCACCAACAACGAAATGATCCTGAAACTGCTCATCAAGGAGGAGCTGTAATGGGCGCAAAATTCTGGGAGTCCGACAAGTTTAGACTCCACCTTGCAATGAAAATCCACGACCTTGAGGACAGCACGTACAAGCTGGCCCTGGTCACGTCCGCCGCGACCTCCTCGGAGGATGAGTGGGCGACCTCGACCGATTACGAAGTGGGAGACGTCGTGGTCCCGACGACACGCAACGGACACCGCTACATCTGCACCACGGCTGGCACATCCGTATCGGAGCCAGCCTGGCCGACAACCGAAGGGGCTTCGATCGGATCGTCCCCGGAGTGGACAGAGTACGGCGGGGATATGTGCGCCCATGACCTATGGGCAGACTTTTCCGGGTCCGAGGCGGCGACCGGCGACGGGTATACCACGGGCGGTGAGACCCTGGCGAGTAAGACCCTGCCACAGACCTACCGGGATGTCTACTGGGACGCTGCGGACGTCACCTGGACCGGGCTGACAAAGACCTTCCGGTTTGCGGTGCTCTACCTCTCAGGCACAGTGGACGGCATTGTCAATCCTGTGGTCGGGTATGCCCTGTGTGATGACACGTTCGTGGACAAGTCGATTTCTGGGATCAACTACAAACTGTACTGGTCCACGTCCGGTATTCTCCAGATAGGGAGGGCATAGGCATGGCAACCTCTCACCTCAAATACGACCAGCCGGATGACGGCGACGGGATCGCAACCGAGACCTTCACCGAGGACACGATCACCAAGCATTTTCAAAGGACTGTCCCAGGGTACAAGCCTCATGGTGACTGGCAGGAAATATGGGCCGACACGGTAGGACCAAAGCCGGATATCCTCAGTCTCTGCACCAGCGGGCAGGACAACTGGACGGCGACCGGCGGCGGCGACGGCTCCTACTACTACAACCACGGTGACAACCTGGATTTCGACCGGCTGGTGGTGATTGAAATGCTCTACGCATCCGGCGCCAACGCCCTGGCCGAGGGGACACTCGGGAGTCTCGGTAATAACGAGTATGCCATCGGTGACAACGACAGCCTGGGTTTTGATACCATCTACATCAAGCGCAACGATCCGGATGCCCAGGTCACAGGCTACTACAGCCTGCACTACTGCTGGAGCTGCGACGGGCACAGCAAGGTCCTTGTCTCGTCCGTGTTCGACACAGCCGGGGAGTCCATCGTTGTGCATCCCATTTTGTTCATCGGCGCAACCTGGAACCCGCTCATCCTGGATGCCGTTACCCTGACCGAGACAGAGGAAACCTGGAGTGACGTAGATGACATGATCAACGGGCTTCCCGGGAACGGGTTCGTTTTTGACACCTACGGTGCCATGGCTTACGGGTTTCTCGTGACCACGGCCCCGGCAACCGGCACGGCATTTCTGAGGGCGCAGGCAATCTGATGCTTTTCCTGCTGCAAAAAGCGACCGAGCGCGACCGGATAGGGGGGGTTCCTCCCAGGGTCGGGCCACTTCGTGATCCGGTGACGGGGGTCACGGAGTTCGACAATCACCTGGACGGCTATCTCTGGTACACCAACCACCAAAACGGATGGCGGCAGGAGCCAGCCGGAGTTCTCGCCGCAGAGGCCCCGGATTCGGTCGGGCAGTACATCCTTTCCACGGCCCGGGTTCGGGTGACGGAGGAAACGGTTTTCTCCTTCCTCGGCACGATCAAATCCAGCAACAAGGCCCAGTCGTGGCACGGCGGCGTGGGCAGTCTCCAGTATTACGGCAACATCCTCCGGTTCAGAGTTTGTGATCCATCCCTCGCCCAGTATTACGCCGGGGACGACTACACCACGATCCATGATGAGACCATCGGCGGCTGGCATGTTGACCACGTTTTCACCGTGACACTGCAACCAGGCGTCTATGATCTGGTTTTCGAGCACGCTAAGGTCTGGTTCATGGCGAACAGCGTTGATGGCCACAGGTACGACTCGACCAATGACCTGACCTGGATGGTCGCTGCCTACGTCGCACCGGCCGGCAGTCCGACCAACGAGGCCACGATCTCCGGCATGTCTGAAATCCTGCCGCTGATGATCACCGTCAGCAACAACGCCATAGGGGACCAGGAGGGGGACGAGTTCGGCGGGGAGATGGACGGACTGGAAGATCCGGCTTTCATATCGGTTCGGGCCTACACACCGACCAGTTTTGAAGGGGCGCTCGATGAGATCGGCCCGGGGATCATCAAGGTCAACGCCTTGCCGATCACGCAGGAGGTCAACTCCGTCCTGCCTCTTGCCCGGGTGACCGTCAACCCGCTCAACGTCGGCTCCTGGTGGACGGTCCCGCCGACGCTCTCCGGCCAGATGACGGACATCTACGTCTGCATCCTGACCGGGGCAGATGACGGCCTCGATGATCTCCGTATCCCGATCTCCAGTTTCACAGCCCGGATGAGGTCTGCCGAGCCGAGCTACCTTGGCGTAGTGATCCCGGCCATCACTGACTACGAGGACGAGATCAACCTCCGGCAAAACGGCGACATTGAGATATGGAAGGGGTTCCGGGACATCAACGGGACCGAGCACCTGGAGCGGATCATCTCCGTGAATTTTGATTACCTGCGTTTGGACCAGGGGGCGGCATCGGCATCCGGCACGATGGTGGGCTACCGACAGCGGACCAATGATTCCCCGACCGAGCGGACCGTCTCGAACATCTCCTACCGGGCGGTTTCGGAGTCCGGCACCCTGCGCCTGCGCGGTGACGTTGATTTGTTCGTGCAGCCCGGGGACACCTGCGTGTTCGGCACCGATGAGTTTGTGATCGACACCATCACCTACATTGTGACACCGCAGCTTGCCTATATGGAGGTCGCTGAATGAGCACCGCCAAAATCACCTCCAACCTGGGGGAAGGCCGGTACAAAATCATCATCGACCAGGATACCAGCGTCATCGATGGCCGCCTGACCAAACTCTCCGAGCGGATCACGGAACTGGAGACCAGTATCCCGAAGCTCGATGACGAGCAGACCGCCGCCGCGGGCACCCTATATGTGAAGGTGGCAGCCCTGAACTCCTCCATCGCCGCATACAAAGCCAGCGGATACGCCGACGCCGAGCGGGCCGCAGTCCAGGAGGCGACGCTCGAATTTTTGGACGCCGAGACCGCCGCCCTGACTGCCCGGACGAAATTGTCCGAGGCAAAACTCCAATTGCTCGCAGCGCAGAAAGAGCACGAGAAGGTCACGGCTCTCAAGGCGGCCATCACGACAGCCGAGAGGGAAGCCTGGGCGGTGGATCTCTCCACGGAACTGACAGTCGGCTCAACCGTCGGGATCGTGGAAATCAACGGTGAGACGGGCCGGATCAACATTGCCGCAGCAGGCGCCGCAACTGCCGGGAAGATCACCCCGGCGCAGTCTATGACAGAGGCCCAGGCATACGCCGGGACAGCGATCAAACCGGGTTGGCAGAAATTCCGCCCGACGTACCGGACGGGGATTATCACGGCCATTGATTACGAGACGGATACCTGCTCGGTCTCCCTGGACGCCGCTACATCCTCCACGCTCCGCCCCAGGTCAAAGGATGCAGACGGAGAGATCACGGAACCGGTTGGATACGACATCAACCAGACCGCTGCACTGACCGATGTACCGATCCATTACATGACCTGCAACTCGTCCGTGTTTGTCGTCGGGGACGCCGTGGTTGTGCAGTTCCAGGAGCAGGACTGGGGTCAACCGCAGGTGATCGGGTTTGTCTCCAACCCGGTCGGATGCGCCACACAGATTCAACTCCGGTTTGCCGCCGCCAGCGCCTACGCCGAATTCACGACCTACGCAAACGCCAGGATTGCCGAACTCGGGACCGCCGTTGACCATGCCGAATATCTGCGGGATACCTTCTGTGATGAGATCCTTGACCACATCCAGGTGCTTGAGGGAGAGGTCAAGAGCTTTTTCAAACTGCCGACAGGGGAATCACTGTATCAGGTTTGGAGTCAGGCCGAAATCGATCAACTCAAAGCGCCGTGGGAAGAGGTCAAGGACAGCACTGCCGACCTGATCATTGACAACCTACAAGAGGCAATCGGGCGATGGGAGACTGCCCGGGACGCCGGGTCGGCGCTGGCCGACTCTCTCCTTGGAACCATTGCCGGATGCACCCTCCCGGCCAACGACATGACAGACGAGGAAATGGGGGATTTCATAGTCACACTCGATTGCTGCCGGACCGAGGAGGCAGAACCCGCCGCGATCGACACCTCCGGTTGGACCAGCTACCAGGCCAGGCAAATCCTCTCACTTTTCGGCCTCACTTTGTGGGATGAGGCACAAGACGCCTGTTCCCCGGACATTTACGTCCGTCTCCGGGTGCCGTCTCTCGCCAGCTTCTCGGCCAGCCTCAAGGGTGCAGTTGACCAGGAAAACAAGCTCCTGCACATCATCGCCACAGATCACACCGGGAGCATTGACGGCCTGCCCGAGGGGTGGCTCGAAACACTCCGGCTCGTCCTGCGGATCGACGGGACAGGGGAGACGCTTTCTTACCCGACCGAATCGGATTACACCGTGACCAGTTTCCAGTTGCCGGTTTACGGCACACCTACGTCGGCGACCTTCGACCTTCGGGCAACCGGGCGCCTGCTTGACTTTCCGACGACCTTCGGGGCCAGGGTGCCGAGCTGGAAATGGCGGACTGTGACCATCAATTTCAACCCAGTCGATGTTCCGTATGGTGAGATTGTGGAGTATGAGGACGGCTACTCCTTCATGAGTCTCTATTTCCGGTACGTCGGCAACGCCTTCCAAAACAACTTGAATTCCGGTATAGGAGACACTTACCACCCGATCAGTTTCGCCCTGTCCAGGGCCGCGAACAGGTTCTACGGCGCTTATAACGAACACCCGATTACAACGGGAGTAGACAATCTGACGGTGATCGAAAAGGAAGCTGCTGAGATGTTGACCGACTTGGCCGAGGTCAACACCGAAGTCAACGCCTTCCCCTATCAGCGCGATTCGATCGACTCCGACCACTGGTATTTTCTGACCGGGACCGCCGCCGGGGACTGCGAGGACTATTCGATCACGAAAATCCAGAAACTCCTTGAGCGAGGCTGGTCGATTGACAACCTCCGGCTCGAATCCGGATTCAGGGAAATTTCCTATGTGCCACCCCGCTATTACGACGACGGCAGCGAGATCCGCGCATTCGACGGCCATATGTGGGTGCTGGCAGACGTCGGAGGGACCAAGTACGCCCTGACCAACGGCAACAACTCACTGTTCGATCCGGCAACACTCCGGGCGCTTTACCCCTACGCTCCCCATGTGCAGATCAGCGGGCGGACATGGGCTCCCTACGACCTCCCGGCCTGGACGCCGGACATGGAACGGGCCGTGACAGTAGAGCCGCTGCCACACACCAGTTTTGACTTGCCGATCATCCGCATGACAGGATCAATGCTCAACACCACGCCGGAGGTGCCTGCATCATGAGTTTTGCGGCAAAAAGCGTCGTAATAGACATCGCGGATAACTGGGGTCACGCTTCTTACATCGGTTTGCGGTCAGTTGATTTGTATCTCAACGGGGCATTGGTTGAAACAGAATCGACCTGTTACCACACATCGGTTTATTCTGCATCCTATTCTGCCGAACACGTTTTTGACACATCGAAATCAAAAATAGGATCGTGGGATAGCACCTCATGGGTGTCTGGCAACGGTAATACTACCAACCAGAGACTCGTTGCCGTCTTTGATTCCGAAATTGAGTTTGACGCGATTGTGGTCAACAACCAGCACAATTCAGGCGCCGCATCCGATTGCGGTGCAAAAAACATTGTAATCACCATCACTGAGGACACCTATACAACCACAACATATGGCGCCAGTGTGACAAATGGCACTGATATTTTTGACGGACAACTCGGACAGCACGTTGCGGTTAATGAGGCGGACGGTGAAATCGTTCTGGACCAGACGGGGGTGTGGGCCAAATCCGTTGTTTTCGATTGCGCTGACAATTGGGGTGATGCCTCCTATATGGGCATCAGAGCGATCGAGTTAACCGCCGATTCGTCAGTAATTTCGTTGGCCAGTGCGGATTTCAACGCGTATTCGACAACATCGAGCAACGCTCATTTCGTTGCCGATTTTGCCTTTGAAACTGCCCTATCAAAAACTGGATCATACTCAAGAACATCCTGGGTGTCTTTATCTGGCAATGTGACCAACCAGCGCTTGACGATTCGGTTCTGTAACCCCTTATGGTTCGATGGGATCACGGTCAATAATGGTCACGATTCTGGGTCTGATACGGACATAGGGGCAAAGGCCGTCAAGATTTACAGGACTGCCGAGTCAACGACATCAACCACTTACGAAGATGCCGTATCCGGTGGAACCAAAATATTCGATGGCCAACTACTCCAACACAGCGCCGCCGATGAGGCCGACGACCAGGAACTTACGCTCGATGACGGCAGCGTTGATATCACCTCCGACGGGATCACCACGGGTTCGCCCGCCATGGGGACTCCGACCATGGGCCAAGTTCACGCGCTAACAGGAGCCGGGATCGCGGCTGGTGCTCCAGATGTTGATGCGCCGAGCATCGGCCAGATCCATGCCCTAACCGGGTCAGGCATCACCGCCGGATCTCCCACGCTCGGAGCCCCGGACGTGATCAAGGACGACCTGACAGCCTCCGGCATAGTCACTGGCATCCCGTCGGTAGGCGCACCAACGACCGGGCAGGTCCACGGTATCACAGCCACAGGCATCACAACCGGCTCGGCCAGAGTTGGGACACCTGCCATCGACTGGACACAGCCGGGGACGCCGGAAAGCAGGACATGGAGAATCCCGGCAGAAGGTCGGGAATGGAAAATATTGTTTGAAACGAGAACTTGGAGGATATCATGACCGACGTACTGCACAACGACGTCTTTGACAGCGGTCTCAACGTCATCGACACCAACACGGAAAAACTCTACATCCTGAGCGCTGACCCGGGCCTGACCTGGGCGAACATCGCAAGCTATGCCCTTGGGAACAAGGCCACACCGGCCATTGCCGCACCGTCAGACCGATCCGGCGGCGGGCGTGAGGTGGTTGTGTCCGCCATCGCAGACGGGACAGTCACCGACACCGGGACAGCGACACATTACGCCCTCACCGATGACAGCGCCGAAAAGATCCTGGCCGCCGGGGATCTGGCAAGCTCTCAGGCCGTGACGTCCGGGAACACGTTCACCCTGACTCAATTTGCCATCGGCATCCCTGACCCGGCATAGGAGGCGGCATGGACGGACGTTACAGCAAAGACCCTGATGCTATGCTCGATTACACTAACGACTGGTCAGACTGGCTGGATGGCGACGTGATCTCATCCAGCTCATGGACCGCCGACACAGGGATCACGGTTTACGGCGACAGCTACGACGACGAGACGGCTACCGCATGGATTTCCGGCGGGACGGTCGGCACGGCCTACGACATCACAAACCAGATCGTCACGGCTGCTGGCCGGACAGACGAACGAACGATACGAATCACAGTGAGGGAAAAATGAAAAAGATCCTGATCATCCTGGCTATCCTGGCCCTGGCCGCAGCATCTTACGCCGCCGAGGCAACGCAGCGCGATTACAATTTCCGGGGATTTCACTACGCCGAAACCATCGCCACAACCGAAACCGGCGAGACGGTAAAGATCCCGACCATCCAGATGTGGCGCAATATCACCGTCACCCTGGTGGCCGGAGCCAACACCGGCAAGATTCAGACCACCACCAGCTCCGACGCCGCGGTTGCCGCAGGGACCGCGACATGGGCAGACTGGGATCTCGGGACGCAGACAGGCACCGTCAGCGACGTGATCACCGGCCCAGTGACAGGCATCCGCGGGGTCAGCGTATCCGGGGAGGTGAAAATTGAGATCGTTTACTAAGCTGGTCCTCCTGGTCCTGCTCATCCCTGCGCTTGCCTGGGGCGGACAGTGGCAGGGCTCGCAGTGGAGGGGCGGGCTATGGGCCGGGTCGATCTGGAAAAGCTCACAGGGCTACGGCGACTACGCCCTCTACCTCGACACCGCCCGATACGGCACCAAGGACATGGTATCCCGCAACTCCCTTACCGCCACCATCGCCGGAGCGCGGACCCTGGCTGATGGCACAGCGGTTGTGGTGAACCAGGCGGCTATCGAGGCGGTGGGGGTGAGGACTGCGCCGGTGGTGAGTAATCTGATCACCGGGACTGCTCCGGTTGATTTGACGATAGATGGCTGGCTAAAAACAAGGGCGACAGTGTCTCCGAGCGCAGCAGCGGCACCGTTTGGTGGCGGTTTTGCGTATAAGGTGATTGCATCATCCGATGCGTCCACAACGCATAAAATATTCTCTCCGATATTCATAGTTAATAGTGGGGGATCGTATTGTGCGAGTATATATGTCAAGGCAAGCGAGTATGATTATGTCTCAATCGCAATAAAATCGTCTATTGAGTCGGAGATCGGATTCCCAACTCCAGTGATATTTAATTTGCTTGCTGGTACAGTTAGTGGGAGTGGGGAAATCGTACCTGTTGCAGATGATTGGTATCGTATCATAGTGACTGGGGCTGCAAACAGTACAACGGATGCGCGATTGGTGTTATATTTATGCGACAATATAGGGAATACCGTTTTCACAGGCGACGGTGAATCAGGCATCTACGCCTGGGGCGCACAAGTCACAGCATCCGCCTACCCCCTCCCCCTCAACACCTCCGGCTCCGCATGGGCAACCGAGATGGGCGGTGACGATGCCGGGGTGTATCTTGATGACATTGACACCAATTTCCCGGATTTGTATGCGGCGTTGGGTGGTGATGGGGTTAGCCTGGGAGGAGATGTGGCTGGTGATTTAACCGCATGGATAGTATCTGGCGGTGACGCAAATAATTATCTATCAGCACTTGGGGGTGGCGTATATAGGCTTGTTGCTGACGGGACCGTTGCTTTTAACATTAAAAAACAAATACTTATTTCGAGTAAATATTATCGACATACGCTGACTGTATTAACTAGCTTTGGACAGGCTGGAGTAAAACTCAACCAAGATGGTGATTCTGACTGTGGATCTTTACCCGGCGTTGGGTTGTCTGTCGTTGATAATAGTGGCACAGACACATACCTGGAAATTTTTAGACAAACAGCAGGCAAAACAACAGACGTTACGTTTACATTGACAACAAAACCAATTCAAGCGCAGGGATCTCTTAGGTTCGGCTGGACGCCGGGGTGGGATAAGGCTGACATCAGTGGTGAGAACAATATTCTAAAATGCGGGGACTTCGTTGTCCAGTACGACGCTGACAACGGGCTTATCGAACTCAGCGACGGCACGAATACAGCCTCAGTTGCGTATGATGCGGTGCAGGATACGCAGGTATGGTTGCACGCCCAATGGCTCACAGACACAATGCGTGTAGGTTACTCGACAACCAAAACCGGAGAGGTCACCTGGGGCAGCGATGCCACGTTTGCCGGTACATTCACGCCGGTGACACAACTCAATCTGTCTCACACGGCATCACATCTGCAATGGATCGGCCCCGACATCACGGTAACCAAGGAGGTGACGGCATGGTAAGCGGCAGACGTTGGTACGACTGGGCATACTGGCCCGTATTGGTTGCAGCACTGGTTCTTGTGATTTCGGTCCTCGGTGCGAAGTTGGCTTTTTCGCTGGAGGTCTACTGGACCCTCCCGGCTGGCTCCTGTGTGGGAACTGAATGCCGGGTGCCTCTTGAAGGGGATGTGCTGACAATGGACAGCATGAGAAATTCCCTGGTTCTGTACGAAGATGCCGAAAAGACAATCATCGTCACATGCGTGGAGCGCCGGTCCCTGCTGGCTTTCCTGGAGGAAACAGGGGGGCGACCGCTTGATCCGAACACGGCGGCAGAAATGGGGATCGGGGCGTACTACCTTGGCAAATCGTTTGCGGATGTGCTGGCGAAATATCCAGAACTGGATGGGACGTACAGCGTGATCAATGAGGATGGGAGCGAGGCGACGTTCCCGATAATAACGGAACGGCATTTTTTAGGATGTGAATGATGGAAATCACCGATGTTTTGATGCAAAGGCTTGACGAATTGGAACTCAGGGTTGCGGCCCTGGAGGCGAACAAGAAACCTTCTCCCGCGCCGGTGATCCCCGTTGACCCGGTGCCGGAACCGAAACCGCAGTACCAGGACGCTTCCGCATTCTGGAAAACCATGTGCAATGCCCAAGCAGGCACGAAAACCGAGATCCCCGGGTGGGGCTACATGGTGGTTGCCGTGCAGTACGGGTTCACCCTGGTGGAATGGCACTGCGACAAGATCAAGGACTCCCCGGAATGGTTCGGTCCCAACGCCGACATGAACCAGATGCGCCGGGTCTACCGGGAGGGTCTCGACGCCCTGTTCGTTCCGGCCTGCGGCGAGGATTGGCACATCGGATACAACGCCGGGAGCGAGACGGGGCTCACAAGCGAGGGCACCGGAATACCGGGGTATCTGCCGTGCGGACGGCGCAAAGTCAACGGGCTGAAATAACGCCATGGGAGGCGCACCATGGTTGAACGACTGATCGACGGCATGACAGACACGGAGCGTAAAATGCTGAAATGGGCCTTGATTTCACTGTATTCCATCATCACGGGTGCGGTCCTCTGGCTCTGCGTGGACCGTGTCAACATGCCGCATGAATACGTCCGGCTCGAACGGTATCAGGCAGACCAATGCCGCCTGGAAAAGCAGAACGAACGCATCCTGACCCAGGTTGATAAGATCCTGGAAGAGTTGAGGAAGAAATGAACCGTCTCGCCCTGGAACTGATCAAGCGGCATGAGGGGGCGAACCGCAAGAACGGGCGGCACGTCCCCTACCGCTGCACGTCCGGGGCGCTGACTATTGGCTACGGTACACAGATAGAGGACGGGATCGACGAGAACGAAGCCGTGATGCTCTTGATCTACCGGGCCGAGGCAGCAGAAGCCGAGCTTGAGCTTTTGTTCGGTGATGCCTGGGATTCCATGCCGATGGAGCGGAGAGCGGTACTCATCGACATGATGTACCAGCTTGGGTCCAAACGGTTCAGGAGTTTCAAGCGGTTCATCCAGGCCGTTCGGATCGGGGATCTCCCCGGCATGGTCAAAGAAATGTTGGACAGCAAGTGGGCAACACAGACGCCCGGACGGGTCGAGGATCTGATCCGGGTGCTTGGAGCCCGTGCATAAAACGCACGAACTGAACCATGAAAAACACCAACTGTCACACACGTATTACATGGATGAGGTGAAAAATGGAGTGGCTCTCAACAGTATTCAAGCCCCTGTCTCTTGCTTGGGGTATGGTCCAGGCCGGCACGAACGGCAAGATTCTGAGCGTCTTTGACACGGTTCCGGCACTCGTCGGCAACAACCTATACCTGATTCTGATCGGGCTGTTTGCGCTGAAGTGGCTGGCAAAAAAGACCTCGTGGGCCGGAGACGACAAGATCAGCACCATGCTGTCGGGTTTTGTTGCGCTCGTCATGCGTGGGGGTTTCACCAAGGAAAACGTTGCCAAATACCTGGAGGAAAAGGCCAATGTTTCTGACCGAACTGAACGCAAGGCACCTGCCGGACGGGACAATACGACTCCTGACTCCGCTCATCTGGCAGACTGACACGGATGTGGTCACGGTCCCCCGTGGGTTCATCTCTGACGGGGCATCGGTTCCGCGCCCGTTCTGGTGGTTCTGTCCCCCGCTTCGTGGGCCTCATGCCAGGGCCGCAGTGCTGCATGACCACCTGTGTGTTTTGGGCCAGGATCAGCGCCGGGCTGACCGGATCTTCCTGGAGGCGCTGGAGGCTTGCGGGGTTGGATGGTTTCGGAGGCGGGTGATGTTCAGGACTGTGAGTGTCTACCAGTGGATGAGGGGGCGATATTGAGCGAGCCATTGACCGACGCACAACAGAGAGCCTACGACGCATACCACCGACTCGGGAGCGAGACCAAAGCGGCCCGGGAACTCGGCATCAACCGAAACGGTCTGATCAAAACGCTTTGGTGGTGCGCTAAGAAGGGTTACCCGGTGAGCCATGACACGTTTTGCGAGCAGGCCCCGGTTGGCTTCGAGCTGCGGAAATCAACTCTCCAAGTCAACGCAGGCGGGGAGATCGTACAGCGGTGGGACCGGGTTTCGCCCATCGGGTACAGTGAGCAGCAGATAACGGACCATCTCCGTTCCCGGATCCCTGCCGCTGCCCTGGATCTCCCGCGCCGTCCAACCAATGCCGGACTGATGCTGGAACTTTTGCTGTATGATTTACATCTCGGGTGCCATGCCTGGGCCAGGCAAACCGGCACAGCCTACGACACCAAGATTGCCCGGGCGCTCATGATCCGAGCAGCCGAGCGGATCTACTCCATGACCGGGCCTGTTGCCGAGTCAGTCATCGTCCTGGGCGGCGACAATCTCCATGCTGATAATCGAAACAACCAGACCGAGCGGTCCAGACATGCCCTTGACGTGGACACTCGGTATCAGAGATCCATCGAGGCGATAACCGAGGGCATGACAACGGCCATCGAAACGGCGCTGTCCGTCTCCGGGGCCGTGACAGTCTATGTCCTGTCGGGTAATCACGACCACCACGCATCCATAGGGCTTGCCCTGATCCTGGCCGCATACTACCGCAACGAGCCACGTGTCACGATTGATACCAGCCCGAGCAAGCATCGGCTGCACGTTTTTGGAGGCAATGCGTTTCTGTATTCACATGGCGACACCGGCACGGAAAAGCGCCTTGCCGGGTACATGCTCCAGCGGATTATCCAAGGAGGCATCACGGGTGTGGACCGTATGCTTGTTCGGCTTGGGCATCTGCACCAGCGGTCCCGGGCGATCATACCTGACATGACCGAGGAATCCGGGGTGGTCATTGAACGGTTTCCGACCTTGGCCGCGCCCGACTCGTTCGCGCATGAACAGGCATACGTCAACCAGCGGATGACCGTGGCGAATCTGTGGCACAGGAAACACGGGTTGCGGAGCAGGATGGAGATAGGTGTTGGGGAATTGGTTGACAACTGATCGGATTTGTGAGATATTATAATCAATAATTGATCGTGCGGACTGTTCCCGGTAATGCGGTGCAAGCACGATCCCGCTTGAATGGCCGTGCACGGCTCGCGTGGCCCCGGCGATACGGGGCAAGTTTGAAAGGCTGTGATGAAAACATCAGAAAAATTGAATCGTTTGCTCAATCCGCAGTGCGTGTCAGATTGGCATATCTCGATCCCCATTGATGATATAGTCAATGATCCTGAGTGCATACCCCTTATCAATGAGCTTGAGAATTGTTTTCCCATAAAGAGTATTATGGAAGATATTGCCAAGAACACGCACAATTCACCGCATGGGATTAGCGAGGCGATTGATGACAATTTTTTTGAGCTTTTTTGATAAACTCCCCACGCCTGCCAAGCCAAACGACGGCAAAAGCGGCGCACCCAGGGGACCATGCAAACCGGCCTGATCACCCGGGGACCATGGCGGCTGGCATCCGGTCTGCTCGCATAAGCCACGTTACGGCTGGCGGCCTCGCCACTATGTGGTTGGGGTCTGATGGCCCGCCCGGAGCCGTTAATCCGGGCATAATAAGCATGACGGCTTGCAACCGCATGTCCTCACAAGAGGCGTAACCGGGACCGCGCAAGTGCCCCGGCACAAATTTATATCTCATCTGGCAGTCGAAAGACGTAAGGCCCGAAGGAGATGGCCCCGCCTTTGAGCGGGGCTTTGTCAACACTGCACGATAACATCCAAACCGTTACTGTTCAGTGACTTTGTGACAAGAAACCCATAAGTTTCCTATGGATTATGAGCTTCAAAAACGAACAGATCGACCGGCTCAAACAACAACTTGCAGTCCATGGCAAACCATGGAAACGCCGGTACTCGTCGTGGTCCCGCAAGCTCGTGAAACGCTGGAAGTACAAACAGGAACGGGCCAGGATCAGGCAAGACCCGGAGGCTTTTACGTCTTACGGGGAGTATCGCGGGTGGGAGTGGTAAACAATGCTCTATATCGTGACAGCATACAGATACGGGGACACCGAGCGGCATAGTTACCCGGTTGGGGTGTACTCAACAGTTGGTGGTGCAATCGGGGCGGCAACTGACGAAGAATACTCCCGTGGCGGGAAGTACTCGTGCCACATTGTCGAGGCCGAGTTGGATCGTGGAAGGTCTGCGCGGTTTGGTCCATGCCTGCATTCGTGGCGTGAGTTTCTTGGAATGTCGAAGCAGTACCCCAATATAGCAATGTGATAACCCCAAAAATGGGGCGGTTGAAAAACTTGTGGCTCATCGGATACGCTCCGGTGAGCCACAAGTGGTTTTAAAACACAGGGTGAAGGACACTTTGCAAATGGGCCTCTGCCGATTCCATTCTTTTGTTGAATCTTTGATTCCATCCATACAATTCGGATTTTAGATCATCTATTGTTCTGTATGCTGCGAGCAACTTGTCGTTGCTTTTTTCGAGTTTCGCAATACAGTCATTGCAGTAGTACGCGTCACCATGTCCGCTGATATGTACTGCGTGCTGAAACCGCTTGCCAACGATTGTTTGACATGCGTAACAGTGATGCACTCCGCAACTCTTGCAAGAACTCATGTGCGGTTCAATCGATCCGCATGAAGCACATTCAAATCTGATTCAAGCATGTTCTTTTCCTTTATCTTTGTGTTATCACCACCCGGCCAATCCGGGATGGTTGCTGTCAAGGATGGTGGGCATTCAACATTAACCCGGTTTACGCATAAGTCCGAAGTCACGTTTCTTGATTTTTGCCATGCGCCCGTCAGGATGGTGGAAAACGAGCCCCTCTATGTCCATGTTTGCAATCCATGCCCTTAACCCGTCGAAATCTCTTGGGACACCATCGTATATATGGGCCTCTGCGTGTTTCTTCAGGTAGTGAATCGCAGTCCCTTCCGGATTCCCTTGAATCTTTGGTCCTACCAATTCATATGTTCCATGCGGCAACCCTTGCCTGAGTGCCTCCAAATGATACCTGTCAGCCGGGTTGGAGGGGTCAACAGGAACCCACCCCACCCTCTTTCCTGTCACAGGGTCCGCCATTTCTTCCCTGAAGTCGGTTGGGATCTGCCCGCCAGGTTTGATTTCTCGGCGCTTGAAGTACCCATCTCCCGAGATCATACAACATGTCCCGTCATACTTGCGGGTAGGGGCTCCCTCACAATCAAAGACCCATTGGCAAGCAGGGTTGGGTTCTCTGGTTACAAGTTTCCGGTTTTCTTCGTCCCTGATAAAAATGGTTGGAATTTTTTTCATCTTTTGTTTTCCTTTTTTTGTCAAGAATCTGGGTCATCTCTCCGTCCACACCGCTACGAGCACAATGCACGCTCCATGCACAAGCCCAAGCAGATAGGCCATTGTCGTATTTTTAAGCATCAGCAAAAACGGCAACCACGACGAGCGCCATGGATATAACGATGAGCCATGCTGTTGGTTTGTGGATCATCTCAACCACCCATCATTCAGGTGTTCAATCAGCTCATCCCGTGTCATCTTCTTGATTGACCTGTTGCCCTTATTTATGATGATTGTGATTGCAACGAAAAACAAAAGCGCGTCCAGGCAGAACGATTGCCCGATCAATTTGTAGTTGAGATAAAAAGCTGACAAGATGCACGAGAAAGTGAATACATCTGAGACAATGGATTCAAAAAGTGTCTCGTGCAGGACAATTATTTTTCGTGGTTCGTTTTCTGTGTTCATCTCATCCCCTCCATCCATCTATTCAACGCCACCATCAACCGCCGCGCACACGCAATCCACGCATGCGGCCACGGCAGGTCCATCGCGCAGAGTTCGCGGGCTCTATCGCGGGGCCAGGGGGTCATCTCGTCACCTTTGCAAACTCGATGACCCACACCCACGGATTCGAGTCCCACGGGGCGCGGTCGAGGTTGATTTCATCCCACAAAAACGAGAACGCCGGTTTGTATATGCACCCTGTTTTGGCCGCAAGATGCCCTGCAAGACTGCCATCATTGATGGTGATTGGGTCTACGCCTTCGGCCTTTGCGTCTTTCTCGGAAATCTCTTGCAACCGCTCAACCCTGACGTTGGTGATGCGGAGCCAGATCCGAGCGGCCTTTTTCGTCATAAACCATGGGGACCGCCATTTGTCCGTTGGTTTGCCGTATTCTCTCTCTCGCTTGTCCCCATCAGCCCGGTACAGGTATCCACCTGTTGCGGTTCCAAATTCTGTTTCATAGGCCCACACCTCTCGCACCCAAAGCCGATCACCTGGCTGGCCGTATGGGCAATCTTTTTGTGAAAGAAAACGCCCATCCTTGATTGGATCACGAGTGACCCCATTGAGATGAACAACCGGCAGTTCTCCATCCGGCTGTGGCTTCACGATCCGTCTCGTCTGCGTCTTTCGGCAATCGAGAATTGCGCGGACCATTGGTGTGCTGAAAATTATTGGGCTTTCCTTCATGATTTCCCTCCCTCATGCGCCGCCCGGCGGCATTCAACAACCCAAGTCTCGTCTCGTGGCACAGCATATTCTTCGTCGTCAATGTCAACGATTGCCCAAGTTTTCGTTGCGGCAATCAAAAAACCCTCGCCGAAATCACAGCCGATTTTTTCTCCGATTTTGACTTTCATATCTCTATCTCCACATTTTCAAATTTTTGTTCAAACTCATACAACTCTCTGACAAATTGTCGGGGATAATCTCCAGCTTTTTTATATAAAACCATGGCCCTTCCGCTATTGGCATTTGTAGCGTCTGTTACAATGTCCTGAACAATGTAAAAATCTCCTGTCTTTTTATTTCTCGCTACCGAGTCGATTTTAATCTTCATTCCTTCCACTCCCATTCCATTTCTATGGTTTCCGTCCGCTCGATCTTGACCAGGGCGCAGGGCATTCCGTGGTTTAGGCATGTCTGGAAAAGCTCCCTGGCTTCACGCTCGGTCGGAACGGATATAACGCGCTTGCCGACCCTGGAATCCCATCTAACCTCGTATTCAATCATTGCTTTTCTCCCCCATGCGCCGCCCGGTGGCACTCGGCCCATCGTTCGGCTTCGTTGGTCTCATCGTTGAAACAACACATCAACACACACGCAATGGACCCTACCTTGGTTTCGTCGTCACGGTGGGGACAAAGCGTGACCGAGACGCCACCATCACAGACGGTCTCATAGTAAATTTTCATTGCACGTTACCATCCTCCATCATCTTCCGGTAAGCAATCCCCCGGAGATCCTCGATAAGCTGCCGGATCTCGGACTCGGTCATCGTTGCGGCAATGTGCGCCTTGATTTCTTCAAGCGTTTGCATCCTGGCTCCTGCATACCAAATACTCACCTAAAACCTTTCCTGCCACGGCACACCGCTTACACTCCGGCGAGCCGACCTTGACCGGGGTCCGGGGGTGGGACTTGGGGCAGCGGGTGCCGACGAGGCGAAGGGTGTAGCGCTTCATTTCTTCGCCTCCTCGATCATGCTCTTGAGTTTCACATCCAGCAGTTCAACAAAATTGGCCGGGATCTCGCCTTTCGTTATTGCAGGGACCGTGAGCATAGCAATGGCGGTTTTGGTACTGGGGGTTATTGCCTCCAACACTGCGCAAATAACAACTATGGTGAAACTAATTATAGATAATTTTTTGGCAAATTCACATTCTTCAATTTTCCAAAATAGTATTAAAAAAGTCGTGGCCATGACCCCGAGAATAATAACTCCAAAGAAAATGCCATTTAATTTATCCAATTGCATGATTAGATACACCTGAAATGTTGTCATTCTTTTTCCTCCAGAATCGCAATGATGCGTTTGAGTTTGTCTGTTGTTATTTGTTCCCACTTTGCAGATTCAATTTTCCTGACAAAGATGCGCCTTTTGTGTTCTTCTCGAATGTGCTCTTTGTCTCCGGGGATCAGTTGTCTCAAGTACGGTTTGTGGAAGCCATAAGCGCCAACCTTCGTCCCTGAACTACGTGTAAATTTGTCGCCGTTTTTGAGTTGCAGTTGTGTCTTGAGAACCCTATTAATTGTTGCAATATACCTGGGTTCTGATCTATACCCATGGGACTCAACAACCACATCATCCCCAACCTTCAGTTCTTGAAGCCAGTTTTCAGCCATTGGAAAACATCTCCTTTTTGATGACACTGTTCGCATAAAAACACGATCCTCTTATACAGCGTCGCGTCCCGGATCTCACCCAGGTAGCGGCCACAGGCGGCGCAGTGGATTTTCACGCTTCCATGCCCTCCAGTTTTGCGAGGTCATTTTTCAGGCTTTCGAGTCTTTTGTAGGCGCGATCAATCATCTCCCCTTGTGCCATAATCAAAGCCGTTTTCGCATCCTCGAACGAGTCGAAAAAAGAAACATACTCTGACTTTTTAGCGTAGCGTTTCCCATCAATCCACACAGACGGGCCGGTCTCCCTGTCTGCTTCTACGCAGGTTATGGTTTTGCTCCATGTCTGCCAGTTGGTGTAATGTGTTGTCACCTGTGCTCTATATTTTTTCATGCTGTGTTTCCTCCATAAAAAGTTTATACTCTCGGTCCGCAATCTCATAGAGATTGTACCGGGTAAGCGATGCGTCAAACGCCTTCAGGAGCCATGTCAAGCGCTTCACGACAGATCCGGACGTCTTGGTCTTATCCAACCCGGCCATGAGGAAGGCGAGACACGTTTCCAGGTGATGTTTCCCGTCCATCCAGCCGTGGCTGTCGATCTTGGCATATGCCTTGTTTATCTGGCGCAGTTTGGACTTGTCGATGGTGGTCTTGTACTTTGCAGCCATCTCCTGGCAGGATTCCAGGAGTTTGAGTGTCCTCCAGCGGACGGTGGCCCCGTGGTTTCCATTGAGAGTGTCATCCCCTGGGTCATCGCACTTGTTGATGATCGCCACGCAGACGGCCATGGTGTAGGCAAGGAATGCGTTGACTTTGATGGATGCAGTCACGCCACCACCTCCGCAGTGTCCCACACGTCCGAGGCGCCGATGTGGTCGAGGATGTCCAGGGCAACCGGCTGATACCGGATACACCCCTTGCAGCCGTGTTTTTTCAAATGGTCCTCCCTGCGAAACAGGCAGTACATGCGCCAATGACAGTCAGGATGGCTCTCAGGTAGAGGCTTCTGGTATTCTATTCCCCGCTTGCTGTTGTTGCGCTTGCGGCGGGGGTTCGACGAGTCCCATTCTACCCGAATGCGCTTTGCAACGATGGGTCTGCACTTGGAGCAGTACCGGACGTTGTGCTTGCCCTTCTTGACATCGAAGGTTATGCCGCACTCGTCGCAAGCCATGGTGTACCCTGCAATGCCCGATTGGAGCATACAAACGGGGCAAATCCTACGGGCCGAGCCGATTTCGGGGGCGGGGCCTGGATGGGAGTGGCCGCAGGTGTAGATGGTGTATTTGATCATTTGTCCCTCCATTCCAGCAACTCTCCCAAGTTCTCGAACACCGGGATACCAAGCTCTTTTGCCCGGGCGATCTCGGCAAGTGTCCCCTTGCTCGATTCCCAGCCGGGAACCAGAAAAACGGCATCGGATACTTCGAGCCATGCAAGGGAGTACTGGTAGAATTGATCGACGGTTAGCGTGGTATCTGGGCATTCAATGGCAAAGGACTTATCATGCCACGGGCAAAAGGGGGCCATGTCCAAGAGGAAAACATTCGCCGCTATTCGTTCTCCCCTGCCGATGTTTTGCAGGACCGTAAGGACATCAGGGCCGCTGTATGGGCCGGCGATATAGACTCGTTTCATTTTCGCATCCATTTTTCTTTTTTCCATTGTTCTTTCCTTCTTCTCATAAGCTCCAAATATTTTTGGTATGCTTCGTTTTTATGTTGAGAAAAGCCAAGTCCCTTACACCAATAATCATTTCTAAGTAAAGATTTACATACTCTTCTCCACGATGGAACGTCTCTTTTCATCTCAAGGTTTTCTTCGGCCTCATCAGGAATTCCGTTAGGATAACCACGCTCTATCCACCACTTCTGGAATAATATTATTTTATTTTCAAAGTGCTCTTTGGTTTTTGGCGGCATAGACGATAAGAGCAGTTTAGCAAAAGATTCCCATGTATGATTACCAGGTTTAGTTATCTTGTTGTATCCATTGATATTACCGTTTTCTTGTATATATAGTGCCCCGGAGTTTGCTCCAGAAACACGGGCTACTATTTTTGCCCATGTTTCTGGTTCAATGAGATGAAAAAGCCAAAGCCCTCTGCGCTGATCATCACCGTAGGGTTGACATATACGTTGATTGCTTAATTTTACGCCAGCCATTTGCATATAGTCATAAAGTTTATTGTATTCTTTATCCCTATTTTTACCATGATATGCCCAAATATCTTGGGTCCTCCAGTCATAGATTGGATAAACATTATAAACATGATCTGTAACCTTTGTTGTCCACTGTTTTCCGTCATATGTTGTTTTTTTCGCACTTGCTATTGTTCTGAAACGATTCAAGCTCTCATCTGATCGTATCCCAACGAGACAAGCGCAATTTTCAAATTTAGCATACCACTCTCCGAACAGCGGAACAAATTCTTCAAATTCCATATCTTTATAAAAAAAATCAAAATAAGATTCGTCATGGATAGCCTGGGTGGGCAATTCGCGTATCCAGTCTGATTTCTTATTGTCGTCCCATGGTGTCCACTTTGGTTCATAGACAGAAACTGCATTTCTAAGGGCAATTGGAAGGCAAACCCAATACAGGTCTATAATATTTTTATACTTAGCGAACATTGTGTTTGCGTGGTTTATTGTAAGTTTGTATTGTCCCTCAAGGTCAACAAGCAAGACACCAAATTTTCTATTTCTTTTTATTGCTTCATCAGCAACAAGGTGGAACATAACAGTTGAATCTTTGCCAGCCGAAAAAGAAATATAAATTTTTTCAAACTCATCAAAGACAAAAGATATTCTCTGCCTTGCTGCGTCTAAAACATTTATCCCTAATCCACGCTTTGACAATTTTCATACTCCCATTTTTCGATGGCTTTATCTGCCATTGCGTTAGCGTTTATTTGCTGTTGCTCTGTCAACCTTGACCAAGCGAATCTGACTATATCCTCAGGGCAATTAAAGGCATAAGCGCAAGCCGCGTGACCTATCCATGCCCTTCTGTTTTGAGTAATATTTGAAAGATTGTGTTCACATGAATATTTCCAATCCTTCACAACCCTCATCATCCACTTGCCATACAATTCGTGATCAGAAGTAAACATAACCGCCATCTCTATCCAAATTCTACGTTCGTTTACTTGCCCCCACATATTATACCTTGATTCTTCCCAAAGGTGCCATGGGTGATAAATTCTTTTAATCGATCGACTCAATGTTGTCATCCTCACTTGTTAAAAGTTCGGCTTCCCATGCCTCTGAAAATTCATGGTCTGCAAACATGTCGGCAAGGCCAGCTATCTGTTTAAGTCGCAAAATTTCATCTTGATCCATTCCCAACTCAATAGCTATTTTTTTATCTGACCAATTTCTTCTTTTCAACTCAAGAACTATCTCTGACATGGAATCTACCTTGTGTTTCCCTCGCGCCCTATTGTGTCTTATCGTTGACGCAATGCGGTCGCACCTACCTTGCTGACTGTCTCTGATTGTAACAACAGGAAGATACCCATTGAGCCTTTCTACAACGTCTTTGCACTCCTTCCCAACCCTATTTCTATGAAATCCGTCTATGACTTCGTGGTTTCCAATTTCATCGAGCATTGCAACTATTGGTTGTGTATAACCATCAGTTATTATTGAATGCCTCAATAATTCCATTTCGGGTGGCGCAACTGCGTTTGGGTTGTAGTCATTGGCATAAACAGATTTGTTTCTAACCCACAAAACGCAATCGACCGGCTCATTTTTAAATGGGCTTATATTGTGAAGCGCAATTTTAATTTCGTTAATTGCTTTTATCTTTTCATCAATTTGCATATGCTCTAAACGATTCAGTATTTGGTCAATCATAAAATCCTCCAATTGAAAATTTGATGGTTTGTAAAATACAGTTATAAGATATACACGTTTTTCAAGTCAATGCTATACCTCATGCCGCCCTCCCGTACCGCCTACACTCCCGCCGGCCAGCATACCGCCGTCTCCGGATATCAAGGCGCTTCCATGTGTGCCTGACCTCCGGGCCTCGCCAGACCGTAACCAGGGTTTGCGAACAGAACACCCAGGTGTGGCCGAGGTACAGGCAAGCGTTGTTTGCGGTCCCCTTGCGCCGGTAGACGCGTTTCAGATATTTTCGGGTCCAGCCGGTAGAGTCAACGAATCTGACTCCCAGGGCGAAGGCTTCGTCAGCAACTCCCTGAACGGTCTTGCCCATGCGGCGGGGTCGGACTCGCTGGCTGACTCGCCGGGCCGCGTGGTCGGTGACTTGGGTCATCGAGGCACCTCCAGCAGCACGGCACGACCGTTGACGATGATCCACATAACATACGATGGGAACGGACAGCGGGCGGGGATCATTCTACACCTCCATCCAGCGGCCCGTTGCCGGTGTATTCGTCCAGCAACAGGAAGATTTCTTCTTTGTTGGAGCCCTCCTGTTTGCACGGGCAGGGGTTCTTATATAACGGGTCGGGGATCACAAACCCGTGTATAAACCCGAAATATTTGATGCAGTTACCGCAGGACCAAAAATAGGCAAGCGGATAATTATCCTCAATGTCGCTATGGGGCGTCGTTCCCATGACTAAGCCTGGACAGGTCCTATTGGATTCGCTGCATTCACCATTCAGCCGACTCCTTACGATGCGAAGCGCTTCTATCTGTCTCTTTGTCATTTAGGCACCTCCAGCAGCACGGCACGACCGTTGACGATGATCCACATAAAAATGGTTGGAATTTTGCAGACGGCGGGAATCATGCGACACCTCCAATCAGCGCCGCATCGATGGCACGATAGATGCGCTCGGGGAGTCCGGGCTGTTGACGCAGAATAAGGAGATCCTCGATTGCGAGGATCACGGGGAGATGGGTGGATGGATCGTAGACGGATGCCGCAGTCGTTGCGGCTTCGATAATGCTCTGGCGGGTTTTCATTCCACACCTCCCTTGCGGATCTTGGGAAGCTCACCTGCAACGACGCGATGGAATGAATTCGGATCAACAGTCTTGATGTCGATACCGGAGTGCTCAGCTATCGACTCTACGTGATAGAGCAACTGAGCCATGATTCGCATATCGGCTTTGATTTTGAGGGAACCGCACCAAAGTGGGAGACATGAGAAATCGAGGTCGGCCCCGCTGAGGTCGGCCTCGCTGAGGTTGGCCTCGCTGAGGTTGGTCCCTCTGAGGTTGGCCTCGCTGAGGTTGGTCCAGCTGAGGTTGGCCCCGCTGAGGTTGGTCCCTCTGAGGTTGGTCCCTCTGAGGTCGGCCTCGCTGAGGTTGGTCCCGCTGAGGTTGGTCCCTCTGAGGTTGGTCCCGCTGAGGTCGGCCAAGCTGAGGTTTGACTTGGTTCTCACAGCGGCCTCAACGCAAAACCTGAGCGACTCGAACATTCCAGAGTACAGGATTTTTCGGGTAAAACGATTTGGGATCTCGAACAGCTTTTTTTCCATGTGAATCTCCTTTCGGTTAACGTTTACGATGACTCAGTATCCCAAGAATGCGTACCCTTGTCAACAAAATAATTTCATAGGAGTAAATTTTTTCTCTTGACAAGCCCCCAGTCTTAGCATAGGATGAAGCCATGAAACGAACTCAACGCAATCAAGCCAAACTAATCGGAATCAGCGAGCCGTATCTATCAAGAGTTTTGTCCGGTGGATGCCCGATAACATGGCAACTGGCAGAACGTCTTAGCAAGGTTTTACCAGGGTCTGTTGAATTCTGGAAAAACGCAAATCCGGGGCAGCTCCGGCTTGCACTGAACAATATCCCCACCGATCGCTTGAACTCCGGCCCGACATCGTGCTCGTGTGCCGACAGCCTGGGCGAATCGACAGGGGAATAGGATAGAAGCGCCGGGCGACCGGCAACCATCAACGGGCCGTATCCCTGGCAGGAAACACGGTCACAATCACCCGATCCCCGGCGGTTTCCCGGGGCAGGAGGCACAATGTCACCGATCGTAAAACGTATCAACTCGTTGGAGGACAAAAATCGATGAAAACCGTTCTCGCCTTTCTAACCAGAGCCTTTCACACGATGAAGGCGCTCCAAAAAGACAGCGACGCAGGTCCAAGACCGGACCAGTACCGGGGCAAAGGCCGTGGTCCCTTCACGGCAAACCGCAGGGCCCAGGTCAAAGTGTCGCGAATCAGAAAGCTCAGGGCTACCGGGAGGAAGCCGAGATGATACTACATTTGATCGCGAAAATCAGAGAAACCAATCTGCGAGATGCAATGGAAACGGCCACTGAGTTTATCATGATGGTCATCATTCTTATCTGCGTGTGGGTATTCGCCCTGTGCGGATATGGACTTGGATATTAAAAGGAGGGGCACAGTTGGAGCGCAAAATCGTAGCATTCGACATTGAAACCATCGCCGATCAATCAATGGTCGGCATTCTCCCGGAGGTGACTGCCGCCGGAAACCTCAAGGACCCCGCGAAGATCGCGGCGGACATCGAGAAGAAAAAACAGCAGCAGCTCCTTGACATGGGTTTGGACCCGCTGACGAACGTCATATGCTGCTTCGGATGGTGCGACAACTCCGGCAAGGCCGGCAACATCATCTTGCCGACGGACGACACCGGGAAAGACGATGAAAAGCGGCTGTTGCTTCAGGCATGGGACATCCTCGGCCAGTACCAGCATTTCATCTCCTTCAACGGGCGCGCTTTCGATCTGCGCTGCCTCCATCTCCACGGGATCACTCACCGGGTCAGGCCGTCAATCCTGATCGACTCCGGCCGGTACAATCGTGGGAATCATACAGACCTGCGGTTGGTCCTGGCCGGGGAGGAACGATTCGCAAAAGGCCGCCTTGACTTCTTTTGCCGGAAGTACCTGGGCCAGGGGAAAATGGACGGCATCGACGGGGCCCTGGTTCAGTCCTACTGGGACATGGGGATGTTGGACGACATCGGCGCCTATTGCCAGGACGACGCCGAAAAAACGATGGCGCTTTACATGCTCTGCGAACAGGCAGGGCTCACAGAACTATAAGAGGAAAGGACGGGACCATGATCAAAAACTTGACAGTCGGCCTGCTGGAGGCCGGAAAGATTAAAATCGGGAAAAAGGGCGAGACGGTCAAGTCGAGCCTGGGGAATGAGTTCAGGCCCCCGCAGAAGCTCGACCATTTCATCATCACAACGACCGAGCGAGACGCCGCCGGGGATTTCATCCTTGACACGGACCTGATGGATGCACTGAAGAAAAATCCGATCCACGTCAACAAGAACGGTGACCTGATCCGGATCCCGGTGCGTCTCCTGTACGACGACATCGAACTCAACTTCCCGACGCGCTACGTGTCGTACGCATCGGGACAGCTCAACTGCTGGGGAGACGGGGAAAAATCCTGGAAGCGCCTGAATGACTTCAGCAAAGAGACACCGTGCCCGTGCCAGCGTCTGGATGCCGATTACAAGGGGAAGGACAGATGCAAGGCAACAGGGACGTTGACCGCGCTGATCGATGAGCCTTCGGCCGGGTTCTTCGGCACCGCCCACAAGTTCCGGACCACCAGCATCAACACCGTGCGGGGGATGCTCGGCGGGCTCGGCTATGTCATGGCGGCGACCAAGGGTCACATTGCCGGAGTGCCGTTGTATCTGTACATGACGCCCAAGACAACAACGACGCCGGAGGGGCACAATGCCACCGTTTACGTTGTCAGCGTCTGCTATCGCGGCAGCATGATGGACCTGCGGGACGAAGTGACCCGACTGCTGACTGCGGACAAACAGTACCTTCTGGATATCAAGAGCTTGGAGAATGAGGCCAGGTCGGCGACCAAGGTCGGGATTTCTCCGGGCTCTGATGATGAGCGGGATTTCGTGGAAGAGTTTTTCCCTGACGCTGCTGTTGTTGTTGAGACAGCCACCCATGAATCTGGAATCAAGCCTGAACCCGAGCCGGATCCTGAACCGAATCGGCAGCCGGAACCGGAATCCGATCCCGTTGTGGCTGTCGAGCCCTCAAATCCTGAACCTGAACAAGTCCAGCAGCAGTCCACGGGTCAGAAGGACGAGGAATCAACAACAACCATCCAGGCGCCTACCGGCACCTATGCGGACATCTTTGTCCGGATGCTCCAGGAAAAAACTGACCACGATGCCGCCTGCAAATTGGCTGCCCGGTTGAAAAAGTCAGACCTGATTTACTTCCTCGAAACTGAGGCAACTGGCTACCAGTACAACAAAACCAGCCAGAAACCTGAAATCCTCGACGTGGTGTACCGGGCCCTGGCCGATCGCATGGGGCTTGAAATCAAATATGACGGGCCTGTTGACTCCGAAGAAACACCGGACGAACAACCCTTCATCAACGAGCTTCGCCGCCTGACTTCACAGCATGAAGTTGCCAACGCGATGTCGGCGTTTTTCAAACCACTCCCGATAAACCGGACCCTGGATATCCCTGGCTTGATTGACATGGCAAGAAAAATGCTCGCCAAAGAACCTCCGACGTGGTGCGGGGTGTGCGGCGAAAGACAGTACAGGTGCATGAGCGGGACTACGTGCAAAAATGGCCACGGTGGTGCCGATGCTTGCTATGTGGATCCGAACAAACCCGGGGCGGCTGTCACCATCGAGAAAGAGACCCAGGTCAAGCAACCTGCAGTCGAATTGGCACCGGCGCCGGTACCTATCCAGGAGATAATAGCCACCGCATCAACGCCGAACCCCACTGCCGACCAGCAGTATTCCCGGGAGTGGGATGAGTCCGGCCCCATCCAGCGCCCCCAGTTGGTAGAGCTGGTTCGCCTGAAAAAGATCCTTGAGGACGCCGGAGTCCTGCGGCCCGACAAGTGGTTCGATAACGTCGCCTACTTCCTTGACAAGGCCGGAAAGCCTGTCCAGAAGGCGACGGAGTTGACGACGAAGCAGGGGGAAACCTTCATTGCCGTCCTGAACGCGAACATCAAGAAGCACGATATAACCCCGTTTTAACGCACAACCAAACAACAAATGGAGAGCATCAAAATGGCTGACAACACTGTAGTAACGTACGCATGGGATCAGGTAGACGTCGAGGAAACGGTTTCTGAGACCGACATCAAGCAGTCTGACAACCTCGGATCCGGCACCCCTGTAGGAAAATTCCTTTGCACTCTGGAAGACATCACCTGCCAGGAAAACGCGATGAAGGAATATACCTGCCTGGCCGCGAACATGAAGCTCCGGATTGATCGCGTCATCGAACTGGAACAGCCCGTCATCGACGACAAGACCGGGAAGCCCATCGAACGGGGAAGGATCGTCGTCATGAAAAAGATGCCGGTCAAGCCTGAGAAGCAGGCCGAAGCCAACATGCTGTACGGAGGCCAATACCTCTATGACATGGTTAACCTGGCCCACGCCAAGGAAAAGCAAGGCATGAAGAACCGCCGGGTTTTCGTGGCACGCCGCCTGAACATCATCACCGAGCAGGAATTTGTCGGAAACAAGGCCATCGTCATCCCGACCAAAGCGTGGCCTGCTGCCAAGGGTCGCCAGGTAGTGGTCGAGACCGAATGGAACCGCTGGAAGGACAAGTTGACCGGGGAGGACCGGCAGAATGTCAAGGTGAAATTCGACGGATACGACTTCCCCGCGGCGGCGAATGCCGGAGTGAAACAGCCGGAGCCGGATTTCTCGAACATCTAACCGCCAACGACACCAGGAGCAGTAATGCCAGCCGGAAAAACAGCACACCACCCTGACGGGGTTCATAGCATAACCTTCCGCGAGGACAACCACTCCTACGTGGACAACAACGGGAAACGGTATGTCAGCGGTACGACATTCATCAAACCGTTTTTTCCAAAATTCGATGCTGTGGCCGTGTCAGAGCGGTGTGCTGCCGGCGACAATCCGAAGTACGCCGGTAGAGACCCTGGAGAAATCCGGGCGGAGTGGATGGCCGAGGGTAAGCGCGGCAGCGGCGAGGGGGATAATGTCCATACCTACATCGAGGCTGTTCTTTCTGGATGGCCCAAGTTCAAACAACCGAGACCGATATCTCTCCGTTGTGCCTTCCTATTTTGGCAGGCCCGCCGGGCAATGCGATGGCTGACTGTTGGTCGCGGGCTGGTTTTTATCGCCTGTGAGATGATCGTGTTCTCACCATCGCTCGGCCTGGCCGGCAGTATCGATTTGCTGATGTATGACCAGTTCAGAAACGAGGCTGTAATTTTAGACTGGAAGCAAAACAAAGAGATCAAATCAACTAATCAGTTCCAATCTGCAATCGAACCAATAGACCACCTGCAAGATACCGATATTTCAAAATACTCTCTGCAACTGTCCCTGTATCAACACATCATCGAAGTTGAAAACTACTTCCCGGGAATATCCGGATTCAGACGTGGGCTTATTCATCTCCAACCGACCTCATTCACGCCTATCCCTATCGAAGATTACAACTATGAAATCCGCTGTATGCTCAAACACGCGGGGAGATAAACAGCATGGCAGATACAGCATCCATCACGATAACGGCGACCCTTGACCGGATCATCTTCCAGAAGGAAGAGACTGGTTTCATCATAGGACAATTTTTTGATGCCGAAGCCGCCGGGTCAAGGCTGACAGCGGTCGGCACAATGATCAATCCTCAAATCTCCATGGAATACCGGCTGACCGGGGGATGGGAGGACAATCCACGATTCGGCAAGCAGTTCAAATTCAGCCAATTCAGTATGATCATCCCCCACGATACGAACGGAATCTACAAGTACATAGTCAGAGTGTGCAAGTTCGTCGCTGCCAGCCGGGGACAACAGATTATCGACACCTACGGCAAGACCGCACTGGATGTCATGAAGAACGAGCCGGAAAGACTGTCCGCAGATGTCCATGGAATCACCCTTGACCGCGCAAAGGAAATTCAGGCGGCATTACTGGCGAATGAACTAAACGAATCGGTCATGGTAGAGCTTGGCAGCATTCTCGATGTCCCCGGGATCCGGAAATCCCTCCTGGGGCAACTCGTCGAAAAATACAAAAGCAATGCGCCTGCCATGGTCAGAGAGAATCCTTACCGGCTGACACAGTTCAGCGGAGTGGGTTTCCTCTTGGCTGATCGGGTGGCTGTACATATCGGCTTCCCACGTGACAGCGTATTCCGCAAGGAGGCGGCGGCCTGCCATATCATCGAACAGACCATGCAGGAGGGATCGGTGTGGATCCACATCGATGAACTTTTGTCAAAAATGAAAGAGCTGATCCAGGTAGTTGATCTTGACGAGGGTGTCCGGTCACTACTGAAAAGGGGAGCCATCGTGAAATCTGCCGATGCTGGCCGTTATGTGGCATTCTCGGGCCCTGCCGAGGATGAGTGGTATATCAGCCGAAAACTCATCTCTGGGTCATTCGTTGTTGACAATGAGCTTGCCATCGGCCTGGAGGTATAGAGCAATCATGAGTCCACGCGAAATCATTCTTACAGACCAGCAAATTGCAGCCGCTGGAATGGTGAGGCGGCACCAAATATCCGTCCTGGTAGGGGGCCCGGGGACAGGGAAAACAACCGCAACGTTCAATATTCTCAACTGGGCCGAGGGCAACCGTATGAGCATTCTCCAGGCCGCCCCAACCGGCAAGGCAGCCAAGCGCATGAGGGAAGCGACTGGGCGCCCGGCATCCACCATCCATTCCATGTTGGGGTGTGAATTTGTCAACGGCAAGTTTGAGTTTGTTCACAACGAAGACAATCCGATCCGGTGCGACCTGCTCATCATAGATGAATGCAGTATGCTTACCAACAGCCTCCTTGCCGATGTCCTGCGGGCCGTCGATGTAAGGCGGACGAAAGTTCTTTTTGTCGGCGATCAGGACCAGCTTCCGTCTGTCGGGGCCGGCGCCGTCCTCCGAGATATCTTGGCATCTGGGATGATCCCATACACAGAACTGGATGTGATTCACCGTAACAGTGGGACCATCATTTCAGCGTGCTCATCTATCCGAGAGGGCGAGAGCTACATCCCGGACACAGCCATTGATCTTGACGCAGAAAGCCCTGCGAATCTTATCCATGTGGAATGCCAGACACCCGAGGAAACACTCCGTGCTGTTGAGACAATCATGTGTGAGAGGATGCCCGCCAGGGGCTTTGACCCGATCAATGACGTCCAAGTGATAAGCCCGGTCAACGAAAAGGGGTTGCTCTCCTGCATGTCGATCAATTCGCGCATCCAGTCTGTTTTGAATCCAGGGAACGCGGTCAACGAGAATGACCGATTCCGCACTGGGGACAAGGTGATTAATACGAAGAATGGCGCCGCCAATTTGCACAACAGCAGCGCACAAACTTACATTGTCAATGGAGACATCGGCATGATCACCGGAACCCACCTGGACAGGTATTTCATCGTAAGGTTTTCGGATCCGGACCGAGATGTTTTGATCCCCCGCGCAAATCATGATCTCCTTCACGCTTATTGCATCACCTGTCACCGATTCCAAGGCAGCGAAGCCCCGGTTATCATCATCCCGGTTCACAACCAATTTGCCTATTTTCTGTCGAACAGTTGGATATACACGGCCATCAGCCGTTCAAAGAAACTGTGTATCACAGTTGGAGCTTTTGCTGTAATCGAGAAAGCGATTCAAAACCGGATACCGAACAATCGATGCACCATGTTGAAGGAGCGGATTATTGAGACTGACGAAGCAATGGCCGATCAAATTTTCGGGGATATTTGATCATGGGGAAAAAGCGAGAGATCAACGTATTCACTGTGATCATTGACACCCGGGAGCAGTGCCCGGTCCTGCATGGTAAAGCGGGGTCTCCGGGATTCCAGGATATCAAAACAGAATGGGGGACATTGAAAACCGGAGATTACTCTATCCTTGGTATGTCTGACCCGGATACCTGCGAGCATTCTATCACGATCGAACGAAAATCACTGCCAGACTTGTTCGGATCAACCGGGCGGGACCGTGATAGATTCGAGCGTGAATGTCAGCGAATGGCGAAGTTCGACCATGCCGAAATTGTAATAGAAGGCGATTTAAAAACCATATTTACCAACCCTCCCGCTGCATCCGCTATGCTTCCAAAATCTGTATATCGGACGCTCCTTGCCTTTTGCCAGCGATACGGAATCAAAATCTGGCCCTGCCCAAACCGGACCTTTGCGGAGCGCCATATTTACCTGACGCTAAAACGCTTTTATGAAGATCGCCTACCGAACGGAAAAATGGAGTTCGCGAAAATATGACAACGGATGCCGGGAATAATGATGGCAAAAAAATACTTGTCAATGATGACGGGTCTGCATTGCCAGCCGAAAGAAGAAAAAATGAATGCCAGAAACAACCGGATGAAATGGAACCTCCTCCGGATGGAACTGAAGAATCATCTGAAATCGATTCAGAGTCAAACATAATAGACCTCCCTCAAAACGATAAAATTTGTTTACAAGCGCTTCGGATGAATGAAGACGGAGATGCGTTTTTGCTCGTATCCGCGTTCAAAAATAAGTACTGCTTCGACTGTCAAACGCAAACTTGGTACTATTGGAATGATCATTACTGGAGGCGCGACAAACTCAATCATCATCTGCATCTCATCAATACTGTGATCGATCGATACGAAAAGCAAAAGGTTTATGAAACGCTTTCTGCTCAAAAAGCGACGAAAGAATGCAATGATAAAAAAGCGAAAAAACACCAAGTAAATGTTGATGCTCTGCAAAAAAGGATTCATTTCCTTGGCACCGTCTACCGGAAAGAATCAGTCTTAAAATTGGCTCGGTCAGGCGTCAATTCCATGGGCATCACCGGGGAAGAGTGGGACCAGAATCCCTATCTGCTCGCCTGTAAAAATGGTGTGATCGATCTGAAAACGGCACAGTTCAGACCAGGTTCACCATCAGACTTTTGCAAGGTTCATGCGCCAACCAACTGGACTCAACCAAACGAGCCGTGCCCGTTGTGGGAAAATTTCCTCCTATCAACGTTTGGCCGCGATGAGGAACTTGTGTCCTACATGCGCCGCCTCCTCGGCTATTCAATCGCCGGACTCACAACGGAACACATTTATCCCATACTGTGGGGCCCCCGGGGACGCAACGGAAAGGGAACGATGTTTGAGACCCTGAAGTACATACTTGGGGATCTGCTCTATAAGGCCCCACGTGGATTCCTGTTGCAAACCAAAAACCAATCGGACGGATCCGCCCCGAATGCTGCCGTTATGGGCCTGCGCGGGGTTAGGATCGTATGGTGCTCTGAGACCAACGAAGGGGACCGCCTGGACGTTGGAAATCTAAAGGAATTGACTGGTGGGGACACCATCTCAGCCCGATTGCCATACGCGAAACAGCAAATTCAATTCAAAGCCACGCACACCCTTTTCACAATTACCAACAACCGGCCGAAAATTCTGGAGGACGATCAGGCATTCTGGTCAAGGGCCCACCTGATCCCATTCGAGTACTCTTTCTTGCCGTATCCGGATCCGAACAATCCCCGCCAAGTCAAGGCCGACCAAAACCTGCTTGAAAAATTGAGGGGTGAAGCATCTGGTATTTTGGCATGGCTTGTCCGTGGGCATATCGAGTGGTCTGAGTTCGGCCTGCTGCCGCCGCAAAAGGTTTGCGATGCGACAGCGGAATACCGGGTCAACGAGGACATCATCGGGCACTTCATCTCTGAGCGGTGCGTTACTGGTGACAGTGATCTCCGGGCCAAACCGAAAGACCTGTACAGGGTTTATCGGGAATGGTGCGACGAGGTTGGACGGAAGCCGAAGGCAAAAACCCGGTTCATGGAGGATATGCGGGATCGGTTCCCGATGGTGAGAAACAGTATCAATCTTTTCACTGGAATAGGGATCCTCGACTAAATGAGACATATTAATAAACTACAAATTAATTTTGCTCGTACTTTGCTCGCCTGTTTTCAATATGTTACAATACTTTGCTCGCTGTTGCTCGTACTTTGCTCGTTAAAATATTCTAACAATATCAAATACATATATCTATTAACGAGCATTTATATATTGTTTTTGAAAAAAACATATATAGAAGGAGTAGAGAAAAAAGAACGCATATATATAGAACGCGTACGCACACACATACGCACATATAGGGCTTTTTCCTGGGAAAAATGCTCTTTGCTCGTAAACGGTATTATTCTTAATAAAATAAGTTGTTTATGAACGAGCAAAACACGAGCAAACGAGCAAACTTAAAATGCTCGTTGGGATTTTAAGGGACAAAATGAAGAATATTCTACAACTTTTTGAGCAGCGAGGATTCATCTACCGCAAAAAGGCATCCACCCTCGGCGGGGAATTCTCTGGCCCCTGCCCATGGTGCGGAGGCAAAGATCGGTTTTCCATCCATCCAACCCGGGACCATTACGTTTGCCGGCAATGCCACAAGGCCGGTGATGCCATTGAATTCCTGAAAGATTACGCCAAACTGACATACCTTGAGGCATGTTCCGAGATCGGCATCCAGCCGTCACAAAAACCCAACGAGCGCTTGGATTACAGAGATATCACCAAGGACCAACAATCCGCAGCGTGGGAACCACGGGCTACCACGCCGCCACCGCTGACCTGGCAAAACAAGGCTGCGGCAGTCCTTTTCGAGTCCTTCAAATATATCATGTCTCCGGCTGGAAAACCCCATCGTGAATATCTCAATCAGAGAGGCATCGAGACAACAACGATAAAGGCCGCACGAATAGGCTACCACTTTGCACAATCGACATTCAGCGCTCAAGCGTGGGGGTATAGCCAGGAACATGAACAGGCCCTTAAAACGAAAATTTGGATACCTGAGGGATTTACCATCCCATACTTTAACGACAGTCTTCCGGTTAGGATTCGGATTCGCCAGGCTGACCCGGATGCCACCAGCCGGTTTATCGTTGTACCTGGATCATCAACCGGATTTTTCCATTATGATCAGCATTGCGGCGTCGCTCTTGACCCGGCGGACAAAAGGCCCTGGATTATCACCGAGTCGGAACTCGATGGGTGGCTTATCTATCAGACGGCAGGTGATATCATCAAAGTTTTTGCGATCGGCAACTCATCTGCACGTCCTGACCTGGAAACCCATCAAACGATTGCAGGGAAACCTGGATTGCTTAACCTGGACAATGACACTGCAGGCCGAAAAGAACTGCAATGGTGGGGACAGCATTACCCCCTGACCCGGCCATGGTTGTCAGTTGTCGGGAAAGACCCTGGAGAGGATTTTCAGGCGGGAATCGACATCCGAGAATGGGTGCAGCAAGGCATTCAACATTTGCGTGATCGTGGGTATCTATCGGCACAATCATCAGTTCAAAATGGCACATTACAAAATATCCGTGAATCAATATCAATTGAAAATCCAAAAGTAACAATTCAAGCAAATACAAAACAAAATATTGTCGAAAAACCAACACACGAAGACAATCAAACAATCAATTCAAAAAATTGCATTCATGGTCACTATTGCAATCATCATAAAAGCGGCTGCTGTTTAATACTTGGTGGGTCTGTTTTCGAAATCGATGAGTGTCCAAAGGAATATTGGTATCGATATCAAACTAATGAATTTTGTAATCAAATAGTTTTAGGCGTTGATTTTAAAAAAAAGTAACACATCAACAACATGGAGGCTGTATGCACTGCAAAAAACTAAGAGCAACCATCACCAACCATCAATGCGGCATCAACCACCTCCGCGCCCAATCCGTCCGATCCTCCCCGGAATACATCGGGTGCAAGGAGTGTCAGACCGGCAAGCTGAACGCACGGGCGAACGGGATAACCAGGGTGCCGGATGTGGTTTATCAACCGGCATGGGTGAGGGCGATGTGGAGGATTGAACAGAGTTATAGAATGGGGGTGGTATGATGGGATTTCCGGAGTGTGGTCAGGATGGATGTGGGTTTCGGGCGGGGGTAGAATGCATCATGGGGACGGCTTGCGGAGCCTGGACCCCGCCGTACGATCCCGGCGCGGAGGGAGATGCCAAACCCAAGCGCCGTGGTGAATGCCTGGAGAAGGCCCTCGACGTGATCAACGGTGAACGGCAAGACTCGTATGGAAACCCGGAGGACAGTTTCGGAACCATTGGTGAATTTCTGACAACACATCTAAAGGCCAAGGGCAAGTTGAAACCAGGTGAAGAGATAACAGCCCTCGATGTCGCTGAGATGATGGCCCTGTTCAAAATAGGTAGGATGTCCGGGCAGAAAACAACCAAGGACAACTACATTGATTGCGCCGGGTACATCGGTATAGCGGGGGATATGGTATCATGATCACATTTAAAGACCGTACTTTCTGCCCATTCCACACACAATGCCATGACGGCTCAGACTGCCCCCGGGCGCTGACGCCGTTCGTTGTTTATGAGGCGGGGCTTGTTGGGCTTTCTATTTGTCAATTTGCTGAAAAACCGGATTGTTACAATGGAGACTGAGATATGTACATGCGGCAGGATCATGCAGTGGTGCAACTATTTTCGAGGGTGGCGTTGCGACTGTGGAGAGCGGCGATTCTGCGACCAGCCAGAGCTTGCGCGGTCGCGGTCGGGTTTGCCCTGGGCGTTGTCGGGATCGCGGCGGCGTATGCCGGGTACAGACTCACCGAGTGGGGGACGAGGCAATGATTAAATGCACAGAGTGTCAGGCGGATTGTGTCAGGACGAAGGAGTGCGTTGACCACAACTACAAAGATTTCTCGACTCGGTCGTCGTGGGATGCGGCAAAGCTCAAGCGCAAGATGGGAAGACGCGACGGAGGGGACCGCAGGACTTTCCAGTATGCGGTTGTAATCGACCGGAGACAGGCCGACCGTAGGACCACGGACCGGAGGGGCAAGATGAGGTGGAGGGATGCAAGGTGACTGTCGATGTAGAAATGTGTGAAAGATGTGGAAGACCAAAGGTAAGTGAAAAAAAGAGTTACAAAGGTCGTAAAGTTTGCGGTTATTGTATTTCTTCATTTCAAAATATCGGCAAACACACAAGAAACCTACCTGTTCCAAAGAGACTTGATGTTTTTAAATACATGAACAATGTGGTGGAAAATTGCAAAGCAAAATCAATAATTTGTTGCGATTGCGGCTTTATACTGCCGCTTGATGAATTTTATTTTCAGAGAGATAAAAAGAGAATAGATGGATTTAGGCATGTATGCAAGAAATGCAGGGGGGTTGGTTTCCAAACAGTTCATCTAAAATATAGCAAAGAAGACCACTTGATGGTAAAAAACAAGTGTAGGCATGGCCCGGTTTCTTTTTCTACTTACAGCGAAAAATTAAAATATGCAGAAAAAGTATATTGTGGAGAAAACGGTCTTTTGCTTGTTAGATGTAAATATTGTGACAGGCGTTTTAATCCAAAAAGGTTAAGCGTTGAGTCAAGGATTAGATCACTTATGGGTCAAATACAGGGTGAAAATTCATTTTATTGTTCTGAAGGGTGCAAAAGATCATGCCCCACATTTAATACAAGAACCAAAGAAAGAACTTATAAAAAGAACTCCTCTCGAGAGGCCAACCCAGAACTTAGGAAAATTGTTTTAAAACGAGATGGCTACAAGTGCACAAAATGTGGCGCTAAATCTAAAAAAACAATACTACATTGTCATCATGTAATGCCAGCTAAATCAGATCCGATGCTGGCCAATGACCCTGACAACTGTATCACTGTTTGCAAACAATGCCATCAAAATATCCATGGCTCTGATGGATGTAAGTACAGTGATCTTAGGGGTTGTGCATCACATGATGCCTACCTATAAATCAATGGGTCCCTTCCAGGGGCAAAAAGCTAAACGGATCGGCAAAG